ATCCTTATCCATTACCAAGCCGCCATAAACATAAGACACTAAAGTGTTGATAGGTAGGGCATTAATGTTTTTCTCAATAAAGTCAGCAATCTTAATTCCAGTGGGGATTTCAATTTGATATAAAGTGGAAACAAAATCTTTGCCCACTTCGTAATCTCTATTTTTAATATTAATATCAGCTACTGTATACCTCCGTTTTAACTCCATGATTATTTAATTCTTTTAATCTATACTCTTGAATTTTAGACAACTTTCCCCCTGTTTTTTTGACTTCCGAAAAAAGAACCGGGCAATTGGGAGGGATAGCTATTAAATCTGGTATCCCATTTTTATTAGTCTTCATTAACTTAATAACATAATACCCTTCAGCTTCTAATTCTTTTATTCTTTTGCGCTGAACTTGCTGTTCGGTCATTCTACAAAGTTAATAAATCTCGCTTAAAGTGATTAAGGGTGTAGTCTTTCTTTTTTACAACAGCTTTGTAAATATCATCTTCTATTCCGTTTTCACTGAATATCCAGTAAATTTTATTATACAATCTGTCTTTAGTTGTCATACGATCACGGCTTTGCCAGTAGGAGGTGGCGCTAAAATCTATATTGTAATACACTAAGGCTTGTGCTTTGCGTAAACTAATCCCCTCTCTCCCGCTTACAATTTGCAGAGCGATATTTTTATGAGTAGTATTAAAGCATTCTAAATCTACACATATATCATCGCCAAATACTTTTTTTAACGCATTTAATTCTTCTTTGAATTTGTAAAATATCCCTATTTTTTTATTGCGAAAATGTTTTTTAATAAACTTAGCCTTGGAATAATCAACCACCATAGATTGGCCACTTTCAAATTTTATTGTCCCTGAATAGAGTTGGTGAAGTTTAGTCATGAGTTTAACCGCTGTGTCCGCCAGAATAACTTCTGCCTCTCCTTCTACTACTAAGTCTCGTTTTAATTTACGGATTAAACCCATAGTAGTATCATCTATAGTCACGCGTAAAACCTCCTCAGAAGTCTTTGTAATGAATCCTGCGCGCTTTTGAGTGTAATTAAGGGTGTAACCCTTCATAGCATCTAAAATGCTTCTTAAGCCCTTAGAATAATCATTTACATACATACTCCCTATTTTCCTTTGGTTTACTTTTACATAAGTTTTAGCGAAAGCATAAAAGTTTTTGCAGTTGCTAAAAGGGTTGTTGGTTATCCCGTATACTTGATGATACATCTGGCTGTAAGATTCGGGAGTGGGAGTACCGCTCATTAAAATAACATAAGGACTGGATCGCCGGATAATTTCTTTCACTTGTTTAGACCGTTTATTAGGCTTAGGGAAAGCGCCCAATGAATGAGCTTCGTCACACACAATTAAATCCCAGCCCGTTTGTTTGATTTTATGTAAGGACTCATAATTAATAACTGTTAGCTCAAAAGCGGGGCTAAGCATAGTATAATCATACTCAATACTTGAAATAGCTTTTTTCTTCGTAATAAATAATACGCTATTCACTTCTAATTTTTGTGCAATACCAAAGCTGGTTAGGGTTTTTCCGGTTCTCACTTCCATAGCTAAATATAAAAACGAGGAGGATCGTAGAATGGTAGTCCCTTTACCTATTAATTCTACCTGGTAATCTCTAAACTCCATCATAAATCTAATGCGCTCTCGGTTTCATAAAAGTGAGGGGTAACAAATTCAATCCACCTACCTACATTATCGCGTCCTTCAGAGGGAGGGCAGTTAAACTGAAAAAGAGAGTAGGCTACCAGCCATTTATTAAATCTGTTTCTACTAATGGTCATTTTAGCCTTTGGAGCAAAATCAGGGTTTTCATCTATAAAGTCTAAATATAAATCATTTTTATAGATGCGCTGTTTGGTTATTAGTTTAGTGTTTTTCTGACCCCCAATTACTCCGCACCACTCCACAAACTCATGGCAGGTTTCAGCAGAAAGTTTTCGGGTTTTAAGGTTAACAAACTCACTTTTTAATAAGCCGTTCTCTAAATATAATTGTAGGCATTTTACCATATAGTTATCAAATTGACACCATTGGTTATCATCCCATTCTCCAAACATTAATTTGCCAAATTCTACTAATGGAGTAAAGTCTTTGGTATAAAACTGACTTAATTCTAATTCCCACTTTCGTCTTTCAAAAGACGATCCCTTCCCTTTTATAGCATAATTGGTAGTAATAGCGACCTTAGGAGATTTATGAAAAGGAATTTTAATAGCATCTTTATTTTTCTTTTCTAAGGTTAACCCTTCTGTTACTACGCTAAATAATCTTTCGAAATCAAAATTTCTCTTTACATCATCAAAACATAAAATTTGAGTATCGGCTGAGACTAACTGATAAGCAAAAGATTTTTCAAAGTTAAATTGCTTTCCATCTATTACTACTAATTTTTTCATGTGAGACAATCCAGTCATAAACAACCCTTTGCCAGTTCCTCCCTCGGGATTATCGGAAATTAATTCATCATTTAAGATGGTCGCAGGACAATAAGAAAGGTTTTTCCACCCATGAAGGAGAAATCCTATTGTAGACCTCATGGAGCGAATACGCTGTTCAGTAGCGCCTGCAATATTGGAAATAAATACTTCGTAATCACACTCCGCAATATCACACATATCAAATACCCTATCTATAACATGATCTTTCCATACATATCCTCCTAAATCTAAGTAGTCTATAGGAAGAACCTCATCTTTTGTTACCTTAACGGCACAATTTTTGTAGTATAAATAGGCAGTGTCTTTTGTGTCTTCTATAAAATAAACATCAATAGAAGAAAGGAGGGTTAAAAATTCTTCTCTAAAATATCTCGTTCGTTCTGCAAAAAAATTATAGACACTGGTATCTTCAACATCCAGTAAATAATCTAATACAAAATCTTTTATTTCTTTTTCGGAAGTATGGTCAATTAAATTGTTAGTGACTTTTACGAATACATAATTCTTACTCCCTTCAGGGTTAAACTTATAAAACCCATTATCTTCTAAAAACATTTTAAAAGTGATGTGAATTATTCTAATAACCCCCTTTTCGTTCTTACTCCAAAATTTTTGATCAGCTTGTTCCTCTTCTAACCTTTTGACTACATGTTCTATTACACTAACCTCTACACTTTTGTCTCCGCTAAGTTCTGCTTGTATTTCTTTTTTAGAAACCCCTCTTCTTAATTGTTGCTTAACGGTATTTACTTTGTCTTCGTCTTCATAGTATTTTGTACCAAAATTTTGTTGTTGTTCGTAAGCAGAATTAATAGTGCGCTCTATTTCGTTTTTAGAAAAATCTGAAGAATCAAAACTACTCATTACATATTCGGCTAAAGTTTTAGAAATTCCAAAATCATTAAAAGCTGCCGCTAAAATATATACATTGTTATTTCTTTCTCCACTCTTGAGGCCATATTTTCTTTCCCACCATTTCATTAGAATATCCACTATTTTATTTTCATTTGTAATAGGAATTGTTTGAATATCTTTATGCTTAACTACTTCTTGGTATTGGTGTTCGGTAATTTGATTCCACACACTGGACTGTTCGTTAATAAAAATTAACGGATCGTAGGACTCATAACATACGCGAGATAAATTTTTACAAGTGGTATCAAAATAAGGAGAATTAAAATGCTTTTCTAAGGAATTAAAAAAGCTTCGATGATTATCTTCTTCATCCGGAATCTTAACTAATACTTTTAATCCTAATCCGCTTGGGGATATAAAAACAGAGTAAGTATATCTGTCTTTGGTCAGTCTTTCTTTTTCTTCTAATAAGAGTTTATCACTTTCATACCCATCAAAATCTAAACAAATCAATCCACTATGGGTTTCTAAAGAACTATCATTTCTTTTTGTAAATTTACCACTGAAACAAATTGCCGGTAATGTCTGCTTTAATAAATTTCTTAGTGTCTTATCTTTTTCTTCTCGTATTTTTTTTACTACTTCTTTTGATGACCCCTCTTGTATTCGTTTTAATACTATACTTACATCTCTGTAAAAAGGCTGGGCGGTGTCCTTTATGTCCTTAAAAATTGTGATTTCCATTTATTAGTGTCGGTTCTGTGTCGATTTAGTGTCGACTTATTTTTTCTAACTTATTGATTATTAATTATTTAGTTTTTTTAGTGTCGAAATGTTGAAAATAAATAAAAAAATATAAAAAAGTAGTAACTAAATATATATTTTTTTCGTAAAACAAAAGAAGTGAAGGATAAACCGACACCACGACACTAAAAAGAAAAGGGGAAAACCCCCTTTCTTTTAGAGCGAACTACCACAACATGTATTAAAATGGTAAGTCCCCTTGCTCTGCCTCTGCAGGTGTATCAGAGACAGCTTCTTCTTTTTTGTGATTTGGATCAGGCTTAAAAGTATCTACCGCTACATAATGAGTTTTCCCATACTGATCGGTTTCCCTTTTTTGTTGAACCACTAACTTAATGTATTTTTTACCGTCATACTCAAACATGTGCTCTTGGGGTAAATCAGTTAAACATACACTACATGCAATTAAGTTTCCTTCAAATTTAGAAACTCCACTGCCTACATAAATTTTTTCTTCATTTGTCTTTTCCATAATTATTATTTAATAAAATTTGTTCCAACAATTTTTTAGTTGCGAGGTAGCATTGGGCTGCCTCTTTTTGAGACTTATGATCGGTTGGAACTTGCAACCATATTGCTCGTTTTTTCCTCCGCTTAATCCATTTAAGCGTGTAATCAAAGAATTTCACGGTGGATATAATTTTCAATATCTTCTGTCGGGTTATCTCCATAAAACTTATTATATACTTCTATAGCTTTCTCTACTTTATCTTTTCCATACTCTAAAAAAGTAGGGGAAGGATAAAAGATTCCTAATTCGAAAGTGAGTTTGTCTACTACATAAAAGACTAACGGTTTATCAAAAAACTGTTGATATAAATAAGCTTGACTATCATAATTGTATTTTCTTGCGCTATACTTAAAGTCTTTTATATTAGAGGTAGTTTTAAGATCTATTAACTTATCTGAACAAACTATATCTGCCTTCCCTTTCCATAACATCCCCATAACTTCATGTATTACAGGTACTTCAAACGCATTATCGTCAGAATAAATAGCTTCATAAAACTCTAAATTATTCTTCATGCAGTGGATTGCTTTATTTATTTCCTCTCTTTCTTTTAGCAACATCATGATAGGGTTGTTATGTTTTACCACCTCTTCTTTGTAAAGTTTAGTATTTCTACTGGAGGCCTCTATACTCCAGTACTCTTTATTATCTAATTTGTCAGGCTCTAACATAGCCGCGTGAAAGTATCTCCCTAATAACATTGCTTTTGTCATTTCTTTTTCTTGCCGAAAGCTTTTAGGATCATTTAATAAAGTAATAATGTCCGAGTTAGATAAGTATTGCTTTCCAAAATCTCCGTAGTAATGCTTATCTGATTTAAGTTTAGTTAATTCTTTTTCCATTATTTTAGATTTTTAGAAAGTTCCTTTTTCACATTAGCTTTAATTTTATACTTAACCTCTAAATTCTTTACCAATTTAGGAAGTCCTAAATCTTTATTGTCTGCAACATACTTTAATACCTTACCCCAATTCTCATCCCCTATATTTAATTCAAAAGTTGTCATGCTTTTGGAATGAGGGGGTTTAGGGGTAGAAACAGGAGGGGTAATAGTTGAGGTTATATCTTCTCCTATCCATAAGGATAAACCTAATCCGTGCATAGCGCACGCTTTTGCAGTTGATCGCTGAATAGCAGTATTAACATCCATTGACGTTATCTTCTCTAATAATATAGAGTTGTTTCTATAGTCCATAACTGGTAGATAGTCAATGTGTTCTAAACCATCTAATGTTATTCCTACTTTTACATAAGCCGTTTTACCATCACTAAAAAAATTTAGTCCAGTATGTTCGGATTCATAAATTGTTCGTTGAGCTGTTGGGTGGTGTAATTTTACGAGCGCCCAAGCATTCGCCCACGACAGATAACTATATTGTCCTTTTTTCTCAATCTTATCTTTAACCGAGATAGCAGATAGTTCCTTAAAAATGTTCTTTTTCTTTTCCATTTGATTTGATTTTAGTTAGTTTATTATTATATCCTGCATACTTTTTCACAATATTTTCCCTTTGCACTTTTAACTTTTGTATATGCTTGTCGTTTTTACGAGTATTAATTTCCTCTCTCATTCGTTCTTCTATCATCCCTAATTTTCTTTTACAATTTCCCATAGACAATCTTATTCCTCCTTCTCTCCATCCGTACTTAAAAAAAAATTTGTATTCTTTTGAGGTTAGTTCTCTAAAATAATCCCCTCCTCTCCCACAATTTAATAATTCTATTTGGGTAGAAAATTTTTGCAGTTTTACTCCGTAGTTTATCACGCTTACTCCCGTCGGAAGCGCAGTGTGTATTGCGTCAGCGTCTTCACTTGCTTCGGTGTATATCTCTTCTAAACTATACACTCTTTAATTCTTCCATTAAATCCTTAAAGTCCCGATCATTATCTATCATTTTTTTAGCATTCTTGTAGCCATAAATAATAGTAGAGTGGTAAATCTCATGTCCCTGTTCAGCCATAAAGCGTTGAATGTATGAAATTCTAATAGGACGTTCCATACATAAATAGTAGAGCATTTGTCGTGCATCTACACATTCTCGTTTCCTTGTTTTGTCAAACATTTCATCTAAAGTAATATGAAATTGTTTGGCGATTGCTTTTGCGTATACATCAAAAGCCTTCTTTTTCATTTCCATTTTTTTGTTTTTTAAGTTAGGCGCAAATATAATTATTTAATATAACTTTTGCAAGTTTTGTGTATTGTTTTTTTATTTTCCCTATAAATTTTTATTCACAAGATGTGCACTAATGGAGTAATCAACCCTCTTTTTTACACTGCACTCTGTATAATATAAGATAACCTATTAAATCAAGCATTGTATCCTCTGTTTTATCATTGAGCCCTACTGATTTTATCCTACTTAATTTATCGTCTATACGAGCAAGTATTCCCTCTTTTGGCGATAATTTTGAAAAGATTTGTGGGGGATCGTTAGCCGTATCTCCGTATGCTTTATTTTTTTCTAACAATAAGGCGACTACTTCTCTGCCTACTTCTTTAATTAACTCATCTGTTTTCATTTTAATTTACTGGTTAAGGTTTTGCGTTGAGATAATAGTTGTTTAGTTTCTTCCTCATTCTCTCTTATTTTCTTTTTCTTTAACCTACCATCTATCTTGTTAATCTCATGAAAGATAGCCATCCTACTATTTGTTTTTCCCTTTCTTTTACTCATAATTATTTATTTTTTTCGTTCATATACTCTTTTAATCTATCGCACATTTTATTTTTCCATATCAGTTTTTCTACAATCTCCGTGTCCTCCTCTACTTTTCCACTATACTTAAAATAGTTGTCAAGTTCTATTGTGTTCTCTCGGTAAAGTCTTTCTAAAAAATTTTGTTGTCTCACTTCTTGTATAAACTGATCGGTTAATTCTTTTTTATCGCTTAATTGTTGTAGCCATTGTATGTATTCTTTGTTTGGCTCTTTTTTCCTTTTCTCTTTTAAGATTAAATCATCTATGTCTTTCATATTTTTTTAGGTTTTAGTTAATCAATAAGTTCTACATTTTGTGGATCAATATAGTTAGGATGTCCTTTTTCATCTTCTAAATGAAAATACCATATCGGTATATCCCCAGTTCCCTCTAACATTTCTTGTAGGGTAATTGTTATTTCCCCATCACAAGAGAGTTCCTCTGCTACTCTTTTTCCCCAATAAAGATAATCATCTTTGTCGGAAAACATATAATCAACAAAGGTTGCTTTGTTTAGTTTGTATTTCATTTTATTTAGTTTTAGTAAAATTATTTTTATTTATTATTGTTGATATTCTTCCACTTGTTTTCCACAACCTCAATTCTTTTTCTCCAAACATATTCACTACTTTATAGTAGTATTTAGGAGTTTCTAAAACTTTTGCGTTTGAACAAGTGGCGTTAAACTCTCTTTTGTTTTCCATAGTTATTTAGTTTTAGTTATACAATTCAATTTCAGTAAAGATAAAGTCCATATTTTCCTCCATACTCTCCTCTAACAAACTCTCCTCACTGGTATCTCTATCCTCGTTTTGTTCTTTAATGTATTTTTTCCATCCTTTTTCGGTAAACACTCCTTCTGACTTCCTACCATCATACATACATTCGTATTCTACCAAGTAATAAGTTTCTTTCTTTTTCATTTTATTTGGTTTTTAGTTTATATGCTTGTTATTACTTCCTCACATAATTGTTGAGGTATCTTACTTCGTTCATAATTTCCTTTTAATCCCTGTGTACCTGTTTGACTTCCTCGTGGAGCAGAAATATGGCACGAATCCCCATTTTTACACATAGGTTTTGGTTTCCACCTGTAATTGTTAGTCCATATATCAGTTGGTTTCATTCTTTCATCTCCATATTGACAATAAGTTAAACTATGTCTAATACAATCCATATCATCCCATTGTGGGGCTTTTCTCATCTTCCCTCTTGGGTTTTCTACCCACCATATAAGGTTAGGGTTAAGTTTAAGATACTCTTTAATTATTTCCATTGTCTTACGCATAATCTCTATACCTAATTTGGCTGAATCAGTTTTAGGAGTAAAAATTTCTCCCTTTACCCAATTCCTGCCTATACAAGCAACACTAAATGCAGTACAGGGAGGAGAAGCCCATATAACATCAGGAATGTAAAATTCATCTAATTCTCCCACTTGCATTTCATTTAATCGGTAGTCCCAATCTAAAATATCTCCCACCCAATTTGTTTGTGGAAAATCTTGAATATCAACTGAAAAGACTTCCATTCCTTTGCTTTCAGCAACTTTTCCAATGGATCTTGAGCCACTAAATAATTCTAATACTTTATATTTTTTCATTAGTTTATTTAATTTTTAGTTAATTCAACATCTACAGAGTCAAAAGAATCAATATATTCTTTGGCTTCTTCTAATGTTTTGCCAATATATTCATATCCATAATCTAAATAATACCCTACCCCACTTTCATAATTAGGGTGTTCTTCCTTTAATTTAACAAGATACTCTCCTTTATATTCTATATCTTCACTCCATATAGGGACATCATACTCACACTCATCTATAACTTTTCCATCCTCTACATCTAATTCTCCTCCCCATCCCTGTTCCTCCTCGTAATGATAATGAAAAGATGGGAAATCCCTCATAAACATTTCTAATATATTATCTGCTATAGGACTCCACGCAGTTTCAAACCTTAAAGATTTAAAATTTCTTCCCCCTTTGTCTAAAACAAAGGGGAATGTTTCATCATTAATTTCCAAACTACAATCTCCCCATTTTGTTCCCCAATTCGTGCAACTCCAATCATACCAGTTATTTGATCCAAATTTTTTAATAAGGTTGTCGGACATCTTTTGGGTTATACCTTTGTCTAACCATAAGTGTTCTCCTTCTTTATGTTCTTTTAATTTCTTTTTATTCTCTTTCTCTTGTTTTTCAAACTCTTTTTTAGATATGATTGTTGGTGGACATTGTGTATTATCCATCTCATTTGGGCGTGGAATGTAATAATCACAAATTGATTTTGATTTTTCTATTTCCTTTAATATCTTTTCTTGTTTTTTTGTAAGTGGAGTAGATATTGAAATCCCACTATAAACCCAGTTTGGCATAATTTTGTTGTTTTAATTAGTTATTATTTGTTGTTTTAATTGTTAAAAATTAGTGTGTTATTTCTCGGACAATTCCATAAACATAGTTTTTTTATACTTGTCTCACTAATTTATTACTCATCTCTCATATCTTCCAAATAGTTTTCTCTTTGTGTGGCTTCATATTCATAATCCTCTACTGCTTCACAATACTCATTGCACTCACTACATAATAGTTTGTTCTCATTAAACATTTCACTAAACATTTCTTCATAATCTGAACCACAGCAATCGCTTACCATACTACACCCCTCATCATCAGGGGACATTAATTTCCAGTTATCGTAATTCATAATTCTTCTATATGTGTTAGTAATTCATTTGGCGTACCCTCAAATATCTTTTTATTTTCATAGTCCATTACTTTTACTTTAATCTGCTCCTTTTCGTTCCCCTCTATTAAGTAAGTGTAATCCTCCCAAACATCTTTGGTATCAGGCGAATACAAATATATATTCCCTACCCCATCTTTGAAATGACTTACCAGTTGAGCCGACAAACATCCCATTCCGTTTGCTATTCTTTCTTTTCTATCTACTCCATACCCATTCACTATTGTAAAACGAGATAAAAAATTTGCTAACTCCTCTCCGTGTCCTTTTAGGTAGCCATCATATTGGCGATACATACACATTATTTTATCTTTTTTTGTCTTACCCTTTTTGTCTTTGTAGGTTTCTATAACCTTTGTTAAACTTCTTGTTCCCATAGTTTCTATTTTTTAGTTATTAAATTTTATGTTCTCCAAACTTATCATCTTGTGCTTCCATATCTGCTAAAAATTCTGCCTTTGTAGATGTTTTTACATCATCATAACACTCCTCAAAATCAAATTCAAGTTTATGTTCTCCATTTACCAAAGTATAAGGTATATCGTATGTATCAACAATCATTCTTTGTAATCCCCCCAAATGATATTCAAATCTTCTCAATAATTCATCATCTTCAAAGAATAATTTTCCATTTTCAGAAACAAATCCTTTTTTAATATACTTATCAAAAATCCTACACACATCATCATCAATTTCCTCAATTATTTCCTCTATACCTACTTCTTTATATTTTTCGTTTAATTTCATTTTAGTTAATTTTAGTTAATTTATTTTCCTATTCTGATTGCTATAAAAGGTAGTAGAATTATTATTTCCCATTTTTGTAGTATTATTCCTACTCCTATTAAAGTTTTATCAATTTCCCAACTGATCATTTTATCATTTTTATTAAAAGGTTAGTATATGTTCTGTTGTCTTTCCAGTTTTCTTTACTTTTATATTGGCTTAATATCTTATTAAGCAATTTTTGTTCTTCTTTATTGAGTAAGTTTTTCATTTATACAATTTTTGTAATAGTTAATAATGTGCAATAATAGTGTATAATTTTATTACAACCTAATTTTTTTTTACTTTTTTTTCAAAAACTTTTTATGTGCGATAGCAAATGATATAATGCTATTGCGATTCCAGTTAGAAAAGTAGTAGCAAATATCCCAAAAATCACACCCTCTCTTAATAATTGAGGTAGTTTTTTCTTAAATTTTACCCAATTTTCTTGATCTTCATCAGTCCAATCTAACTCATTTACAATTTTATCTGACTTTTCTTTGTCTGACAATTTACTCCATTTGTTTAATTTTTCTACTCTTTTCATTTTATTTAGGTTTAGTTATTAAATAGTTTTCTAATATCCCCCTACTCATAGTATCAAATCCCTTAAATGCCACTTTTCCATTATCATAATCCTCATAGTATTCATCTAAATCATAAGGGAAATCTTCTTTTTCTGAACATCCACAACAAAATCCTAATTCATTTCCACTTATTCCTGCTACAAAATCTTGTTCGCACATTATACATATATCTTTTAATTCTTTCATAGTTATTTAATTTTAATGTTATAGTGTTCTCCCATTGGGCTATCGTGGTGGCTTATTCTTACTTCATACTCATTCTCTTTTATCTTTTCTATGTAGTATGTTAAGTCGCATTCAGGGGTTATCTCTCTAAATATATCTTCTCCTTTTGTTAATTCAAACTCTTTATATCCAGCTCGATTTCTCCATCCCATATTTCTCCCCTCAACATATATTGTCTTGCCTATATATTGTCTAAATTCTTCTTCTAAATCATCTCTAAAATACTCAAAATGATAATCCCCTATATAGTAGTCGTTTTCAAAATACTCTTCTATCTCCTTATCTGTTACGCTTTCAGACTCTCTTTCTTCATCACATAGTTTGCTTACTAAAAATTCTTGTTTATCTCTTTTGAAAAAATCTATTTCGTTTTGCATAAAAGCAGAAACATCATAAAAAGTTTCCCATACATAAGTTTTTGTTTTCATTTTATTTAGTTTTAAGGATTCTTTCTAATTGCTCCACTACAATATCTAACATTTCGCCATCACTTAAATAATGCCCATTGGTTTCATCTTGCGAATGAATTGGATCTTTAATCATTTTGGTTAAATTTTTAATTTCTGTTTCCATAGGTTTATTTAGTTTTAGTTTTGGTAAAACATTAGAAAGAATCAAATTATTATATTTTATCATATCTGTATTGAAATTGTCTAAATTACTTATCCCCCACTTCATTGCTTGGGTATAATTAGAAAAGTATTTTCTATCTGTCGTAAAATTCTTGTCTTTGTTAAGGTAGTCGATATAATGCTTTTTCATTTTATTTAGTTTTATTGAGGTTTATTACTCTGTTTCTTTCTATCCACAAACTATCTGTTTTATAGTCGTACTCATTCCATAGTTTGCTCATCTCTTTATCTATCTTAATTAACTCCTGTTGTTGTTCTGTTGTTAATTTACTCATTCCACAAGAGGAAAAAATGAGTAGGGCTACGATTAAAATTGTTTGTGTTTTCATTAGTTATTTGTTTTTAGTTATTTAATTTATCTGTATTTTATGTTTGCAATTACACTTGTTCCACTATTTATCATATCAAATACCTCGTTCCAGTTCATCTTATCCATTTCCCACTCTATATCATCTTTTCTCCATTCTATTTGAAAGTTAGAGTAAGCAAAAGGAGAAGTGTTTATTCGATAATCTCCATTCCCATCTTTTTTAACTATCCATCTGTATTTATTATCACACATTACAGATACTAAATCTATTTTAATTTCTCTTGGTTTCCCCTCGATTTTTAATATCGGTGGGTTGTCTTTTAATTCTCTATACATTTGTTTTCTCATTTTTATTTATTTTTAAGGTTATTAAATTTGTATTTTATTACTCATCAAAAAATTCTTCTATTACGCTTTGTTGTCCGTAAAATTCCTCTCTGGCGTTTTGAGTTGCTAATAAAGACGCTAATAGTTCGCTATTTATATGTTTTGGCTCATATCCATACTCTTGGGCTATCTCCATACTTTCGCACAAACTACAATCGTTTTCTTTAAGATATTCTATTGCTCTTGCATAATATATGATTTCAATATCAAAGGCGTTATGATCACTTAATTCCCCTTCTAACTCATCATAGGAATTTATATCTTCTAATTCACAAGAGTATAAGGAGTCGATAATATCAAATTCTAATTCTTTTGATAGTTGCTCAAAAAACTTTTCTTTTTGCTTAATTGTTTTCATAATTATTTAGTTTTAGTTTCTTCTGTTTTTTCTATGTAGGTTATCATATCCACTTCATTATTTTCGCTAAACGAATATTCTAAATTGTAATACTCAACTCCATCATCTCCACAATCATTACAAGTGTATTTATACCACACACACTCTCCATCTATATCCATACTACCATATTCTAAATTCTCTCCCTTACACTTTACACATTTTCCCTCTCCTATATTTTCCATAGTTATTTAGTTTTAATTAATCCTATATTGTTTTTTACTTAAAAACTACACCAATAGATTGCAAATAGTCTTTATTCAAAATTTCTTCGCCTTTTTTAGTTTCTTCATCTACTACCTTCTGAATTGCCTGTAAGCCATCTTTATATTTTTTTAATAAAGTAGGAATAGAAACCTTATATCCACTAATATCATACCCCCAATCTCTTTTCAATACCACTCCTTTTTTACTATCCTTTTCTAATTGTTTTTGATTAATTAATTTATTTACAATACTATCAATACAATAAAAATCTTTCTCTTTTATTTTATCGTATTCCTTTTCTAATTGTTTCATTAATTCTACATCAAAAGCAGTATATTCATATTCTCCACCATAAGCTCCATCATAAACACTACTAACTAATTTTCCTTTGTAATATAACTCACAATTAAATCCTTGCCCATCGTGTCCTTTGTGAAACTTTAATTTTTTAATACTACATTCGTTTGTTAAACTTTGCATTGTTGTTTTCATTGTTTTTGTTTTTAGTTAATTATTCGAGCGTCAAAACTCTTATTGCTTCAGCATTTATTTCGTCAATTTCTTGGCTGACTTCTCTTAAATCTTTTAATGATAAGTTTGGAATGTTTTGGATTTCATCTTTATTCCACATTTCTTTTATCATATAATTGGTTTGAATTTTGTAAATCAATTGTGATTTTTCATCATATTCTTTTAAGCTGCCTTTGTCATTAGAGTCCATAAATTCTTTTCCAAACATCAACTCGAAATAATCTTTTTTAGTCATTGCTTGTTTTGTAATTGGGTGTCTGTAAGTTTTCATTTTGTTTTAGTTTTAGTTTTAATCATAAATAATTTATGGTTTAACAGGATATTTTCTGCTATTTGTTCATTTAATTCTTGTTCTATTGCTTCTTTTAGTTTGATAGTTTCTTTTAAAGCGTTTTGTAACTGAACTCTTGTTGCTGTTTTAATCATTTGTTTTTGACTTTCTAATAATTTCATTGTTTTAGTTTTTTAGTTAATTATTCGCATTCTAACGCTTCTTCGCTATCCTTTATAGCATAATTTATGCTGTCTTCCATTTCGATTATTTGTTTAGACAAGTTCAATATCTGCCTTAATCCGTCAATTTCGTATGTTTCCATTTCGTATGTTTCGCCACTTCTTATTGCGTCGTAACAATCTTCTAAATCTTTAGCAGTATTTTCAAATCTGCAGTAACTCATATTTCCCATAATTTTAGTGTTTTTAGTTATTAAATTTATTTGTTTGTTCCTCTGTAAAGTTTTGCTCTTTCGTGCCGTTCCTAACGGACAGAGGAGGGTGAAAAACAAGTATTAACCGAAAATATATTTTATTATTCTTTGCATTAAAGTTGTTTTTTGTTGCGTGTAATTACTTTGATAAGGGGGTATTTTATGCCCTTTTGAATTTACGCAGTAGCTAATTTGGTTGTTTTGATAATGTTTCATAGTTTTATTTATTAAGGTTTTTAAGTATATATTCTTTGCTGTCTATCTTCTTTTGCGTTTCTGCCTTTGTTTCTCCTAAAAATTGGTTTCTGTATTTTCCTGTTGTAACTGAATAATCCCAATAATAACTATCTAAATAGGTTTTTCCTGTCTTGTAGTTTTTTATAGCGATTACACTTCTATAACTTTGAAATGTTTCTTTGTCCTTTTCGCTAATCAAAAATTGGTTTGCGATTGGGTTTCCGTTGTTGCTTCTAAAATTTGCTACTTTCATAATGTTTGTATTTGTGGTTAATAATTGTTTGCAATATGAGTATAAAATGTTTATTAAACAAATAAATACAGGTTTATTTTCAAATAAATTTCATATTTGTTGTAAGTTGCTCAATTTCAGGCGTTTAGATGGGTAAAAATATGGTGTTTTGTTTGTGGTTTGGGGTGTTCGTGGGGTTATTAAGGGGGATTTCTCCCCCTATTACCTTTTTATTTCGTCGAATTGGGGGAAGGTTTAACGCTTTTTTGCTGTTCATTTGGGGGAATGTTTGAACGATTGAACAAGACAACAAGCAAAGATCCTGAAAAGAGCAAGACAACACAAAGGATTTATTTTGTTGCGTGTGTGTGTGTTGGTTGGCTGGTTGTTGGCTGGTTGTTGGTTGGCTGGTTGTTGGCTGGTTGTTGGTTGGTTGGTTGTTCTGTTTGGTTGTGCGTGGGCGTGGGCGTGTAGCTTATGAGCCGAGCAAGTAAGCCGAGCCGAGCCGAGCAAAGCAAGACAAGACAAGCCGAGCCAGTAAGCCGAGCCACCACCCCACCACCCCCACAGAGAAAAAGGTAAAACAATCCCCAAAAAAATTTTGAAAACATCACCCCCCTTAACAAAAAAAAGTCGTTTCCCTTTGGAGTCCCCGTTCGTATAATGGGGGGGAACCCTCAACCTCAATATATCTAAAAAAAATTATTATCTTTGTAAAAAATTAAAACGTCATGGCAAAGAAAACAAGTACAACCTCAGATTATGTAAACGGTCTTTATGTAAAAGACGGTAGACTAATAAACGATAGATTCCCCTCAGAAAGTGGAATAGCAAAAGCAGCGCGTATTAAGCGAGCTGTAAAAAACGATAGAAAAATCAACCAGATTGCTGAAGGTATTGAACTGGCTGAAGATAAAAAGAACTGGCGAGAGTTAGAGTTCTAAAGATTTCCCATTTGTTCTGTTTTGATTAGTTGTTAAAAGGAGTCCTTAATATATAAAGGGCTCTTTTTTTTATTCTATATTTATATTTATACCTATTATTGACACTTTAGTGTCGATTTAGTGTCGATATTAAAAATACTAATATATTAATAATCAATAAGTTATAAAGATTAGTGTCGAAGTGTCGATTTGAAGTCCAAATTTTTATAAAAAATATTTTACGCTATATAGAATATATATAAAGAGTAAAATAGAAACACTTTCTTGACACCCTGACACAAAAGCATATTAATTTTTTAGTATCTTTGCCGATATTAATTTAATTAAATTCACGATATGAGCACACAGGGATACATTCCAAAAGACCTTGCGTTTGATAATGAAGCAAGGGAAAAACTAATTAGCGGAATCGCCGCTATTTCTAAAGCCGTTAAGAGTACTCTCGGCCCTCGCGGGCAAACGGTATTGATAGAATCCGAAAACCATACGCACGGCCTAACTGTAACTAAAGACGGGGTAACCGTTGCTAAGTCTATATTTCTTTCTGACCCTATAGAGAATTTGGCGGTTAGTATGATGAAGCAGGCGGCTGACAAAACAGCTAATGTCGCAGGAGACGGAACAACTACAGCTATTGTCCTGACAGAAGCTTTAGTGCAGGCGGGACTTAAATGGATAAAGCCAGAACACAATACCACCGAGATTATTAAGGTGATTAAAAGTGAAACAGAGAACCTTATAAAGTATTTAGATGGATTAGCAAAAGAAGTAGATGAAGACAAATTATTACATGTAGCTACTATTTCTGCCAACAATGATAACGAGTTAGGTAAGATTATCGCTGACGCTTACAATAAAGTAGGAAAAGACGGAGTAGTAACAGTCGAGAAATCTAAAACTGAAAAGACTTATGCGGAGGTTACTAATGGTATAAAGGTAAACCGCGGATACTCATCTCCTTTATTTATTACTGATCAGCGAAAAGATGAATGTGTTTTAGAAGATGTAAAAATATTAGTATGCGACCAAGAGATCAATAACATTTTACAAATTGAAAAAGTGCTGAAGCCTATTATTAATGGAGGAGACAAACTCCTTATTATAGGAGAGTGTTCGGGTAATGTGATAAACACCTTAGCGGCCAATGTCATGAGAAACGGATTAAAGCTTTGTAATATCCCTGTCCCATCTTTTGGCTATCGTACCCATGAGCTCATGCAAGATATTGCTCTGGCTGTAGGTGCTAAATACTTTTCAGAAAAGACAGGCGATGACTTGTCTTTAATTACCGAAGCCGATTTAGGACATGCTAATAAAATAAGAGTAAATAAAGACTCTACCGTTATCTTAAGAGAGGAAGAAATAAGTTCTGAGATCATTAAGCGCGTAGAAGAATTAAGAGAACAACAAGATCTTTTAACTGAACCAGGGGAAAAAGAGTTTGTAAATGAAAGAATAGCCAGTTTAGCTGGAGGAATAGGATGTATATACGTAGGAGGCAATTCTGATATTGAGCAAAAAGAAAAATTTGACCGAGTCGATGACTCGGTATGCGCTGTGCGCAGTGCCCTACAAGAGGGCATTATTCCAGGAGGAGGATTAGCTTTATATGATATAGGAAAAAAATTAACTTGTGATTGTAATGACAAGAGCAGAAAAGAAGATGGAAAACCTATAAATCTCTTTGATATAGGCAGAGAGATATTAGGAGAGGCTATTCAATCTCCCTTAAAGCAAATCCTTATTAATGCAGGAAAAGACCCGGACGAGATTATGGATGTTATCTACAAAGATTTAAAAGTAGAAGAAATGAGAGACGAGGATCAAAACACTAAAGGTTATAATGTAGTGACCGAACAATTCGGTGATATGTATGAGGCGGGAATTATTGATCCATTAAAAGTAACCAAACAAGCGTTATCCAATGCTATTAGTGTAGCTACAACCATACTCACAACAAACGCTATAGTTACGCATGCTCGGGCAGGGACTGATGGGGAGTAAGTATTATAAAGGGGAGTGGGTAGTTAGCTATCTTAATGTGACGGAGATAAAAGGGGATTTTGATGAGTTCTCTTTACAGAACTTAATTCGTCAAGATAGAGGGTATGATTGGGCAAGACTATTGTGTGATATAGACCAAGAAGGATTAAAAGAGTTAATTGAGGTAGAAAAAAGAGGAGTAGATTATAGAGTGATACAAGGAAATCATAGATTAAAAGTATTACAATACTTATATCCGTCTAATAATATATTAAGATTTAAATTAAAAAGATATGAAACCAATAAATAAATACATTATCATTAAAATGATTGAAGAGGAATTAAAAACAGAATCAGGCTTATTACTGTCTGCTCACGATGCTTCATCGTTTCGTTATAAAAAAGGAGAGGTTATAAAAGCCGGAACACATGTAGAGGTAATAAAAGAAGGGGATATTATCTTTTATGATAAGTCTGCCGGACACAGGATGTTAATAGAAGATAATCCTTATACTATTATCTCTGAGCGAGATGTCGTTGTTGTCTTATAAATTTATTCATCTCTATAATCATATTCCTATATACTTTGTCCATATAAGAAGCGTCATGCCTAAATAAAGGGTTGATGTTTGGAGACTCTCCAATTTCTTCGCCTTCTAATTTTTTATAGATAGTATCTACCAGCCGCTTACCTTTATAGGATAGTTCGTATAAAGTAGTGTGTTTCCCTACCCGTTTACGCCAGACGTGAATCCACCCCTTTTTTAAAAGGATATTAAACCGGGCGGTATCCCAAGACATTACCTCTTCAAACTCTTTAAACCGTGTTTTATTAAAAATTTGTTCGCTGTAGAGAAAAAGTAGCATATCAATATCCGGTGTGCCAATCTTATATTTTGCTTTTATCCAATACCGGATAACACGCCAGTATTTCATATAATTTTTCATTTAATTAAATTTGTATCTTTGCAACTACAAAAGTACTAAAAACAAATTAGCATGGCTAACGGCAAATACAGAGTAAAGAAAGTCGACCCTGGATTTCATCCTGTTAAAAAAGAAAAGGATGACTCTAAGAAAAAGAAAATTTCTAAAGAAAAAAAGGCTTCTCTAACAAATACTGAAATTGAGCGTAAGAAAAAACTAACTAAGCAACAGTTAGATCATAAAGAAAAATTAAAAAAAGAAAAGGAGAAGTTTGAAAAGAAGGGGAAAAAATCTGTAGAGAAGAAGAAGAAGAAGATCCAAAAAGCTAAAGATAAAGAAACTAAAAAGTGGGATAAAACTAAGAAAAGATATACTAAGAGAACAACCAGATACGATAAGAGAAGTAAAAAAATACAAGAGAGAATTAAAAAACTTCAAGCAGATGGGGTTACTCCAAAGGAAAAAATAAAGATCAACAAGCTCAAGGATAAGTTAGAAAAGAAAAGAAAAACGATAGAACGAAAAAGGTATGAGAGCCAAAAAGACGCTACTCTTAAGAAAGAGAAAAAGGTAAAAAAAGTAAAAGAGAAGTATGACAAAAAAGGAAAAAAATCTTACGCTGCAGCGAAAAAGAAAGCACAGCGCCTAAGAGATAAAAATTATGCCGAGCGCGAAAAAATTAAGACTAAGATGCGAAAAAAGAAGGAGAGAGCTGAGAGAAAAGAAGGAAGAAAAAAGAGAAGAATGGCTTCAACCGGATTTAGAAGATGGGATGGCACATGGACTAAGCCTGGAGACGTCGAATAGCCAATCATCATGACTAAAGAGTTAAGCGAAAATACTATCTTTAATGTGAGCGTCAAAACTCTTATTGCTATTGGAGCGGCTATTGGGACTGTTATTAGCATGTGGTTCATGCTCCAGGCAGATATAGCAGACGCTAAAGAATTACCAGAACCAGCTATAACCAGGATAGAGTTTGATATGAAAGATGAGCTTATTCGCCAAACTATTATGTCAACAAAAGACGATGTAGAGGAAATTAAAGAAGATATAAAAATGATTAAAGCAAAGCTTTATGAGTAAACTCAGCCCTGTATGGAGGATATTTATATCCTATCTTTTAATAATATTTTTTGTATTATTAGCAGCAGGCGCTTTTAGTCAGACAAGATTGTGTGAAGAAAAAATTTGCGTGGTAGAGTTTAATGCTTATTGGAATAAAAACAATAGTGTGAACTGGTTAGATAGTTTAGAAAACTGTGGGGTAATAAGAATACTCATAACAGATAAAGAAATGTTGAAAGATATACAAAATAGATATAAAATACAGAATGTACCTACAATAATTATTTTTAATGGCGAGGAGAGACAAAGATTCCAGGCTTGCCTGAGATTTAAGATGGGGGTGCAGAAAGAAGAGGTTCAAGCATTAGTGGATAAAATATTATTGGAATAATATGTTATCTTTGTAAATAATTTTAAAAACAAAAAACAATGAGAAAGTACATACTAACAGTTGGGATCGCATTGATATCATTAGGCGCATCTGCGCAGTGGATGGTAACAACGACGGTTAACCAACCAGCAAACGGAGAGAGCTGGGCAACCGCTCACTTCACGGACAATATGGGAATTGGCTACATGCACAAAAACATGGTAGCTGGAGTAGTAAAAAATGGAGAGGATTATGATATATTTGGGAGATATGGGATAAATGATAATGTATATGTTGCGGCTCAAATGGCAACAGATTCTACACATAATTTGAATATAGGAATTGGATATTCATTAAATGTATGGAAAGGATTATCGATCGAGCCATATTACATCAAAGAGCTGGATTCAGATGAAGAGGGTAGTTTTAAATTAGGATTAAGTTATAAACTTTAAAAAATAGAAAACATGGAAAATATTTTTAATATGGTAAGCGGATTTTTTAGTAAAATGACATCATTGTTCGTAGGATTATTATCTTTCGGAGTAATGGCAGAAATTTTATTTGGAAGTCCAGTGATGGGTATGTCTGTGATCGGTAACGTAATGGACATTATAAATCTTTTAGGAAATAACGGAGTGGTTGGATTAATAGCGCTCGTTATACTTTACGAATTAATTAATAAAAAATAAAATTATGGCCAAAGAATTATCCGCCTTTGAAAAAGCTTTTGCGGCAGCACGCAAGAAAGGGAAATCTAAATTTATCTTTCACGGTAAAAGTTATACTACTGAACTTGCAGAGCCTAAGAAAAAGGCTACGATGACCAAAAATCTCCAGAAGAAGAATCAAGGGTTTAATATTAAAAAAGGTAAAATAAATGAGCCTGTATTGAAAAAGAAGGCGGGTACAGGGGGAGGGAACCCTTTTAAGACCCTCTCTAAGTTAGTAAAAAAGAAGTAATTAATAAAAACAAATAGTTATGAAAAAGCAAGGTTACAACGCAAGATTAGACGAGTCATTAGGTAGTAAACACCGTGGTTCACATTCTCAGTCTTTAAAAGACCGTAGAGATGAATCTAAAGCTATGTCTAAAAAAGATTATGGTCACGCTTATGGCGGCGATCATAATATGTCGTATGAAAAAATTAATAACGTGAAGAAACATATTTCAGCACACATTAAAAAATAATATGGCAAAAAAAGGAAGAACCAAAAAAGAAAAGTTCCCTGAGATTAAAAAATCGCATGAGGGCAAGTTTACTGCTTGGGCAAAAAATAATGGATTTAAGGATGCTTGCAGCGCGGCAAACGCCGTAATGAAGAGTACCGATGATTATTCTGCCTCAGTAGTAAAAATGGCTAATTATGCGAAAAATTTTGGGTGTAGCCGAAAATAAGGTTTGGGTAAATACTTTAAATCTAAATGGAATGAGTTGCTGCGAGCCTTATTAATAGGGTCTGGCGGATGCAATAAGAAAAATTGTAAATGCAATGAAAAGAACAAGAGTTGACGATATCCCTATTAAAAAATCCAGAGGATTAGGGGATACGATAGAGAAATTTACTCAAGCAACAGGAATAAAAAAAGCAGTCGAAACCGTGGCGAAAGCCACGGGAGGCGGCTGCGGATGTAATAAACGTAGGGATTCGTTAAATAGAACGTTCCCTTATAATAAATAAATAATTATGGCATATCAAAAACTCCAAGTCGGCAAAGGGTTAGCAGTAATACTTTCAGACACAGTAAAAATACCTGACCCCTCAACACAAGTGTTAAGCGGAACAGCAAATTTTAGTGTGGCCAGTACATTAACAGATGTAGGCACAACCTTTTTAACAGCAGGTATTCAAGAAAATGCTATTGTATATAATACAACAGCAGGTATAGCTTATTATGTAACAGCGATTACAGATGATCTAAACCTTGCTTTATCTCCAGCTACAACCGGAGGTGCATCTGATGATTATGTTATATATAATGCGCCCTCTAACGGAAATGTTTTATATGTAGGCGGTGCAGGAATTGTTTCAGTAATAATGGCAGGCGATAAAGACTCTGGTGTTACTACTGATTTTGCAGGCGTTCCAGCAGGAGCGTTTTTACCTATTCAAGCAGTACAAGTAGCTACAACTACTACTACAGCGACTGACATTGTAGCACTTTGGTAATATGCCTACAGGAATTGGAATCGGAATAGGAGGAGATGTATTTAACACATTCCCAGGTGGTGGTGGTGGTGTTTCCGGTAGTCTGTACTCTGTTCGATTCGATGGCGGGACTCAAGAATTAAATTATACCGGAGGGATTCCTGTAATGGGAACATCGGGCACTGGAGATTGGACTGTCTCCTTTTGGTTTAAAGCGGTGCAAATAGCAACCGGTACTAATCAGCGAATTTTGTTTTTTCAAGGAACAGGGATGAATATCACCTGGTATCTCACCTCGACAGGACTTTTACAAGCAGGAGGGGCGTGGAACGATAGTTCTGTCTATTCTTTTTCAGACGGCACCTGGTATAACGTTACCTATGTGGCAGACCGAAGTAATTCCTTGGGAGCCCCTACCGCTCGCGGATACTATTGGGTTGATGGGGTAATGACTGACTACAAAGATATATCAGCTTCTACCGGAGCATTTCCTACTACCGGTAGTCAAACTATTATAGGAAATAATCCGAGCGGAATACAAGCTTTTGATGGGTGGGTAGATGAAGTGTCTATCTGGAATGGAACTCTCAGTGACGCGCGGGTAATAGATATTTATAATGGAGGCTCTCCAGTTGACCTTTATGGGCAGTCTGGATTGAATCATTATTGGAGAATGGGTGATCCTAATGGCCCGGCTTCTTACCCCACAATTGTAGATGCGGCTTATCCGGCCTTAGGTTCTGAGCTTCTCTTAAATACAGATTTTAGTGCGGGCGCTACTTATTGGTCAGGCAATCCCGCGCTGCCCTCCAGTTGGACTATTACAACTCAAGCAAATTATGATGGAGTAACAGGCGGACAGGAATTAATACAGAGGTTCTCAGACCAGATACCGGCAGGAACACCTCTTACAGCAGGTACAACAGTAAAGGTTGAATTTGATATATCAGATGTTGAACCAGCTAAAACTGCTTATTTTAGATTAGATTACAATGGTACTCCAGACCAAATATTTGGATATACAAACTTTTCTGCAGGCAAATATACTTATTACCATACACTAACAGCTACACTTGACAGATTATCTTTTGCTGCTATAATTACAGGTACAGGAGGTTATTTTTCAATAAACAATGTATCACTTAAAGAAGTATACGGATTACCGTTAACGATGGTTAATCAATCAAGCGCTAACATAACCACTGATGTACCATGATAACAAATGAATTAGCTACTCAATATGCGATAGCACCTATGGATGATATAGACTTAATTGATCCTATAGAGGTATTAGGTTACAAAGACACCTGGAGAAGAAATTTAGAAGAATCAAAGCTTTTAATTGGCTTTGAAGGCCCTACGCCCGACACCTTATCCCTTTACACTATTTACTCCCATACTGACATGTTATCCCTCGTACGAGACCTCGAAGGAGGCTGGTATGAAGATAATGAATAAAAAATCTTATATTTGCACTATGAATTGGTATCAAACAACAACGATGGTAACAGAAGTAATATACGTTCAATCTTCTACGTACCCTATAGATGATGAGAGAAGTTCGTAAAATCATTATCCATTGCTCCGCGACTCGAGAAGGGCAACATATTTCTGCTGCCACTATAGATTCTTGGCATAAACAAAGAGGGTGGAAAGGAATAGGATACCATTTTGTTGTAGGCCTTGACGGGATTATGGAGTACGGACGATCCGTTGAAAAGGTAGGGGCTCACACTAAAGGATATAATAAGTCCAGTATTGGAGTATGTTATATAGGTGGGGTTGAAAAAGACGGAAAAACTCCTAAAGACACCAGAACGCCTGAGCAAAAAGACTCTCTTATTCATTTATTATCTACATTAAAACGATTGCATCCTAATGCTATTATACATAGTCATAATAATTTTGCACATAAAGCCTGCCCTTCCTTTGACGCTACCGAAGAATATAAAGACTTAAAATAGATGAGTATTTTAACAGAGATATTTAGCAGTGGGGCCGAAGGATTAGTAAAAGGAGTAGGTGATGTTCTTGACGACCTAACTACAAGCAAAGAAGAAAAGTTAGCTGCCGAGCAAAAAATAAAAGAATTAATTTCCAACTATGAAGTGGAGATGGAAAAAACAGTAACCGACAGATGGAAATCTGATATGGGATCTGATTCTTGGTTAGCTAAAAATGTTAGGCCTATGGTTCTTATATTTTTAGTGATATCTACAGTCGTTATGATTTTTATTGATGCCGGAGAAATAAAGTTTGTAGTAGAACAGAAATGGACTGATCTATTACAGATAGTGCTTATTACCGTAATAGGAGCTTATTTTGGAGGCCGCTCATTTGAGAAAATACAAAAACCTAAGAAATAAATATTCATGAAGAATTTAAAATACCCCCTCTTTATAATAGGGATTGGGTTTCTTGCTATTGGAATTTTTACTCTATTATGGGGCAAGGTGACTACCGATTGGACAGGAACTACCCAAGGGGAATATGTATTTGATTCTATAAAAGCTCAAAGAGATCAGGACAGCATCGAAGCTTACTTAAAATGTTGGTATGAACTATCTGATACTAATAGTAATGGAGAGATAGATGATACGGAGCATTTATGGGAAGGAGATAACGGAGAAACATTTTACGAGTAAAGGAAGTAAAATACATTTCATAAGTTTTCTTATCTTTGCAGTTATTAACTTAACTTAAATACAATGACAAAAACAATTGAAAAAAAAGAACTGGAGTCTCTGCAAAATTTGAACGCAGAATTTAATAAGATTAAAACCCAATTAGGGGATTTATCTTTACAGAAGCATAACTTATGTTTGAAGGTAGAACAAATTAAAGGAGAGTTTCAAGTTTTAGAAAAAGACTTAATGGAGAAGTACGGAGTAGACTCTGTAATTAACCTGGAAACCGGAGAAGTAAAAGAAAAAGAAAAAGAACCCGTAGATGGCAAAGATAAATAACACCACCGTATATCCCAATGTACTACCGACAGCTAATGACTATGTGGTATTAACGGATGTTAATGATTCAGATCAAACTAAGACAGCGACAGTTGCTGACTTTCAGTTATTTTTTGGAATTACAACATTAGAGGTAACTTTAACATCTACTCAGCTTTTAAACTCTTTTACCAACCCTGTTACTTTAGTTCCAGCTCAAGGAGCAGGGACATATATCATCCCTCAAGGACAAATGGTCTCTAAGGTTAATTATGGAACAGTAGCTTATGATTTTGGAGGTGATGTGTGGCTTGGACCTGCACTGGGAGGAGGGATATATTATTTTGCGTGGAATCAGAATTTCATGAATTGGGCATCATCTATAATCTTGGCAGGGCCGATAGGCATTTCCAGCCAGATGTTAATTGGCGCAGAAAATACAGATTTACTATTTTTTAGCGGAGCTAACCCTACTGTAGGAGATGGAACTTTGGACTTAAGCTTTCAATATAAAGTAATAACAATATAAGAAATGGCAAAAATTGAAAATACCACCGTCTATCCTACCGTCTTACCCACGGCTGACGATTTACTGATAGCCACTGATACAAGTGATGATAATAAGACGGTTACATTTTTAGTTAGTAGTCTTATCGCTCCTTCATCTACACTGCAAGGACTGCAATCTGTTTTAGATACTGGAAATATTGCTACTCAAACTATGGATTTGACTGGGGATATTAATTTATTAGGAGGTCCAGGTGTTGGATTCCTTGAAACTTGTCAAATTAAATTAGGAGGTAGTTATGGAGCGGCTGGACAGGTAGTAACTTCACAAGGAGCAGGTTCTTGTGCAATATGGTCTACCCCATCAGCAACATCATGTTGTAGTTTAGATGCCACATTAACAGTAGGGAATACTTCTTCCCAAGATATTGTACTCGTTAGTAGTCAATTCCAGACAGGAGGAGCGGGAGGAGGTGTGCAGATTACTGGGCCAGCCAGTCTGGTAAATACAGGGATAAGCATATTTAGCAATACAGTTAGCTTGGTAGGAACAGCTTTAAATTTTGATGCTACTGCGCAAATTAATGATGGTGCGGGTTCAACTGGTGGAATAGGAGATATCCTAACTGCTACCGCTACAGGAGTTGAGTGGTCAAGCACAATTCCATCGTCATTATGTTGTAATTTACAAGACACTTTAACTTCAGGTAATACAGCGACAGGGATTGGTATATCAATGACCGCCACATCCCCATTAACATTGGATGCTACGTCAAATATTACCTCATCAGGAACAAACACATGGAACGGAACAAATACATTTACTGCAGACATTGAAGTAGACGGCACTCTTGAAGACGGCTTAGGGTCGGCTGGCGTTGCGGGTATGGTACTTAGTTCTACAGGAACTGCAGTAGAGTGGGTTTCAGTAGCGTCTTTAGCGTGCTGTGATTTAGAAGATACTTTAACTGCAGGAAATACAGCAGTTAACAATATGGGATTAACAGGAACTCTTACGGTAACCGGTTCGGTTGTGTTAGGATCATCTACTTTAAGCGCTTCAGGTTCAGTAGGAGCGGCGGGGCAAATACTATCTTCTACAGGTACGGCTACCCAATGGATAAATGCTTCTGCTTTATGCTGTAACTTACAAGACACTTTAGATGTTGGAAATAGCGCCAACCAAAATATAACTCTAACTACTGCTGGTAACACGATTACCGCACCGTTAGTTGATCCCGACCAAATTGTAGATACTGCAGGAGGAACAGGATTAGCGGGAGAGATTTTAAGCTCTACCGGAGCAGGTTTAGCATGGATTTCCAGTAGCGCTGCATATAACTGGACGGTAAAAGACGACGCCTCTTTATTAGACGTGGTAAATAGCGGAGATACTTTACTCATATCCGGAGGGACAGGTTTAACATCTGCTTTAACAAACGGAGGAACAAATGTTCCAAGGATGACATTAGATTTAGATGATACAGCGGTAACACCAGGATCTTATACTAATACTGATCTCACCGTAGACGCTCAAGGAAGAATTACAGCGGCAGCCAATGGAACAGGAGGAGGAGCTGTCACATCGGTGTCGGCTGGAGCTCCTGGAACAAGTACAGGAACGCCTTTAACTATCACTCCTACCACCGGGGTTGTAGTGGCTACATCCAATGCTTATGCAGGAACAACTAACGTAGGACATGTACCACCAGGCGGAACAGCAGCAACATTTTTAAGAGGAGACGCGACATGGCAGTTGCCTCCCGCCGCCCCGAGTATTCTTAATGTAGAAAAACAATTCTATTGTGCAGAATCTACAGATTTTAGCACCAGTGTTCACTGGACATGGCATGACCAAATAAATATCGACGCTCCCTCTACCAAAGTAGACCAGCCAGTTCCAGATATAGCGTCTATATCAGCAAGAAATGCCTCTTTTGGAGCGGTATATATTAATCCTGATACCGCGGATTGTGAAGCAGCGAGTTGTGCGAAAGTTTTATGTTCTGTTAAATATGTACTCTCTACTACCGAGGCCGTTACAATAAATCTATACAAGATAGATTTTTGTCCAGGAGGCGTAGAACCTTGGCCTTATACAGCAGCTGTACTTGCAAACTCATGTAATTTTGCTGCAGGAGTCGACCACGAATTAGTATGTTGTAATGGAGTAAATTTTAATACACCGTCTGCTCAACTACTAAATCCAGGAGAGGGGTATATCATGACTATGAGTGCTTTTGGAGCAGCCTCAACCATAGTGCATGGAAACTTCAGCCTCCAAATGATTACTCAAGATTGCACTTAGAATAATAAATAAAAATAAAATGAAATGGACATTAGAAAAATATCAATTGGAGCAGATTATAAATCTGGAGCTATGCACTACATTGTAGGGCAAGATGTTTTAGGAGGCGCATACCAAATTCATCTAATTCAAGCTCAAGATAATTCCTATAAAATTTGGGTAGAAAAAAATAAAGAAGTCTTTGTATGGAAAGAGTTCTTATGTACACTTCCTATCTCTGTAGAGTATAATATAAATTTTTAGTGAGGTCTCCTTTTAATTTTATCGTCACCCCGGTTAACGAGCGTAGATATGATAATATAAAAAAAATTGAAGGAGTAGATTTTATTACCAGTGTTTCTGAAGAAGACCATACCGCTTCAAATAGATTCGCGCAGGTAAAAGAACTCCCTATTAATTATACCGGTCCTATACAAAAAGGAGATATTTTAGTGGTACATCATAATGTATTTAAGTTTTACAATGACATGCAGGGGAGACAACAAAGTGGCAGAAGTTTCTTTAAAGATGATTTGTTTTTGGTAGACGAACATCAGTTTTTTCTGTACAAAAATCAAGACGCATGGAAGGCTCACGGCAAATATTGTTTTATTATCCCGGGAGACATTAAAGAATCTTATCTTAGCAAGCCAGGAACAGAAGAGCCGTTATTTGGGACAATTAAATATATTAACCAAGAATTAATAGACTTAGGATTAAAAGAAGGAGATGAAGTCTCTTATCAGCCCGATAGTGAATATCCTTTTGTGATAGACGAAGAAAAGCTTTATCGCATGTATACAGATAATATAACTTTTCTCGTATGATATATATAATAGACAATTTTATAGATACAGAACTCTTTGGAATTGCAAAACAATATTTAGATAAAGGGAAATTTGTAAAACATACATCAGGAGGAAAAAATTTTTATATTCAAGAGTCTCCCGCGACTTTTAACAGTTATGTTTTAAGAAAATTAGAAGCTATAGAAGGGTCAGAGGTAGAAAATATACTAAGTTTCTTTCGGGTATCTACTGACCAATTAGATACCAGTTGGAGAATACATTCCGATCTAAACATAAAAGGAGATCGTCCGGACAGAGCAATTGTCCTATATATGTCTCCCCGGGAGAAAGAAGAATTGCACGGAACAGCTTTATGGGAGCATCAGATATACGGGAGAGAACTTCCTCCCGCTATTACGGACGAGGATTATGATAGTATGATAAAAATAGATGCGGAAAATATAGATATGTGGAGATTAAGTACGGTTATAGGATATCACCAAAATAGAGTAGTTTCTTACCCCGCCTCTTACTTTCATAGTAAATATCCTAATAAATCATGGGCCGGAGGAAGAGAAGTTTTTGTAATGTTTTATAAATATAAAAAAACTAAATGAAAAGAATTGCAATAGTGGGAGCTGGTAATGCTGGGTGTATAACCGCATTAGAATTATTAAATAATCCTGAGTTGCATGAAATTACTATATATCATAGCCCCGAAGAACATCCAATAGAAAAAGTGGGGCAAGGAACTCTCCCTGGTTTTACACGTATGTTATACAATAAACTGGGTGTCGACTGGTATAATAATCTAATTGATGCCACGGTTAAGACAGGTATATTATATGAAGGATGGGGTAAAAAACAAGATAAAATATTTCACCAGTTTTGCTCTAACAGTTGTACAGCGTCCCATTTTGTTCCTCAGAAATTATCCAACTTAGTATTAAAATCTGGCTTATTTAACATTGAAGAAAAGATTATAGATAATCCTGAGCAAGAGATAGATTGTGATATAATATTTGATTGTAGGGGTAGGCATAACAGAGATAAAAATAATTACGATACATTGATTAGTCCTATTAACTGTGTTCTTCTTGGTAAAAGATTAAGACTAAAATCAGATTATGACTTAATCTACACAAGAGCCGTTGCCACACCTAATGGGTGGACCTTTATTATACCTAATAAGGATACGATATCGTACGGTTATTTACATAATAATAAGGTGACATCTAAACCTGAGGCTTCTCAAGACTTTATAGAAAGATTTAATATAACTTGTATTGATGATTATATAACGTTTGATAATTATGCGGCGAAAAATATGTTTGTAGGCGATAGAACTATACTACAGGGAAACGCTTATGGATTTATAGAACCATTAGAAGCAACAGCTATTAACTTTTATCATCAATTATGTGTCGAAGCTAAGAATACTATTTTCAATGGTGTCGATTCGTATGAAACTAACAATGAAGTAAAAGCAGGTATCCAAAGGGTTGAAACGTTTTTATTATGGCATTATCAATTTGGATCTAAGTATGATACTTCTTTCTGGGAGTATGCTAAAAATTTACCGTTTAATCCTAAATTTAACGCAAAAAGTCTAAACGAGGTCTGGGAAAAAACACAGAGAGGGTCACGTTATGTCGAAGAAGTAATATAATTAATAATTAAAATAAAATTAAATCATGGGGGTACAAAAAAATATTGGCAGACTAAAAGCACAAAATCAAGTGCTTCTGGAGAATCTTAAAAAATTAATTATACAAGAAAACGACACTCGAGAATTGGCTATTGGTACATTAGAGATTTTAAAACTATTGCCAGGGTATGAAGAAGCGATTAAACAATTAAAAGAAAGAGTAAAAGATGGACATAAAGGAGATTAAATTAAGCATTATCGAGGCGGGGGAAAAGGCCGTTAAACAATTAGTAAAGGTAGCTAAAGAAGAGATCATTAAATATGATAAAGATGATGAATTAGCGGCGGATCGGCTTAAGAATGCGGCGGCTACTAAAAAACTCGCTATATTTGATGCGTTTGAAATTTTAAAAAGAATAGAAGAAGAGAAGGCTCTTATAGAAGGAGTCTCTTTAGAAGATACTAATAAAACCCCTAAAGGATTTGCAGAATCAAGATCAAAATAGATTACATCGCGTACTAACAGGAATAGTTCCTAAGCATGTTATTTCGAATAAAAATCGTGCTAAAAGTTGGAAAGCTGGTTATGATAGTAAATACGATATAATTATTATCTCTAAAAACGGAACATTAGGAGAAGTATATGAGATTAATGGGTTAAAAATTGGACTCCCTAAGATGCCTAAAAAAGTATCTTCTACTTCTAAAACAAAAAGTGAGCAATATTGGGAGCCTCATGTTTTACCCAAACATCTTAAACGTATACAGACTATTTTTCAATGGCACGACACACCTGCTCCTTTTAAGTCTTTATGGATAGATTATATAGAAGAAGAGTTTGATAAACGGGAAGAAGGACATTGGTTTATGAATAATGGGGATCCGACTTATATTACAGGAACTCATTATATGTATTTACAATGGACAAAAATTGATGTAGGAAATCCGGATTTTAGAGAAGCGAATCGAATTTTTTATCTATTTTGGGAAGCTTGTAAGGTAGATAAAAGATGTTTTGGCATCTGTTATTTAAAAATAAGGCGTTCGGGGTTTTCGTTTATGAGTTCGTGCGAAGGAGTAAATTGTGGTACAATTACAAAAGATGCCCGTATAGGTATTTTATCGAAAACAGGTTGGGATGCGAAAAAAATGTTTACCGATAAAGTTGTTCCTATCTCTAACAATTATCCTTTCTTTTTTAAACCTATTCAAGATGGTATGGATAAACCAAAAACTGAATTAGCATATAGAGTGCCAGCCTCTAAGATTACTAAAAAAAATATGTATGAAATTGAGAGTGAGGAATTAGAAGGGTTAGATACCACTATAGATTGGAAGAACACTTCGGATAACAGTTATGATGGAGAAAAATTATATTTATTATTACACGATGAAAGTGGTAAATGGGAAAAACCGGAAAATATTTTAAATAATTGGAGGGTTACTAAAACCTGTTTAAGATTAGGAAGTAAAGTGGTAGGGAAATGTATGATGGGATCGACGTCTAACGCTTTAGACAAAGGGGGAAGAAATTTTAAATCTTTATATGATGACTCAGACTTATCTAAGAGAAATTCTAACGGTCAAACAAAAAGCGGGTTGTATTCTTTATTTATACCTATGGAATGGAATTTTGAAGGATACATAGATAAGTACGGGATGCCTGTATTACACAATCCTCCTGCTCCTATTATGGGGATAGATGGAGAGGAGATTACAATGGGTGCAATTAATTATTGGGAAAATGAAGTAGCTTCATTAGCTTCGGATGCAGACGCTTTAAATGAATTTTATCGTCAATTTCCTCGAAGTGAATCTCATGCTTTTCGCGACGAAAGTAAACAGTCTTTATTTAATCTCACTAAAATTTATCAGCAAATTGATTATAATGATTCTTTAATCATAGACCACCATTTAACCCGAGGTTCTTTTCACTGGAAAGATGGGGTACAGGATACTAAAGTAATCTGGTCTCCTAATAAGAGAGGGCGGTTTTTAGTAGGATGGACACCGGCGCCGCATTTACAAAATCGGGTAGATGAGTATAGAGGACAGAAAAAACCAGGGAATGAACATTTAGGATGTTTTGGTTGTGATTCCTATGATATTTCCGGTGTGGTGGTGGGGCGTGGATCAAACGGGTCTCTACATGGGTTAACCAAATTTAGTATGGATGACGCTCCTTCTAATCAGTTTTTTTTAGAATATATAGCGCGGCCTCAAACTGCAGAGATATTCTTTGAGGAAGTTTTAATGGCTTGTATTTTTTATGGAATGCCTATTTTATGCGAGAACAACAAACCCCGTTTACTTTATCATTTTAAGAATAGAGGGTATAGAGGGTTTTGTATGAATCGGCCTGATAAACGTTATAATAAATTATCTAAAACAGAGAAAGAACTGGGCGGTATCCCTAACAGTTCGGAAGATGTTAAACAATCCCATGCTTCAGCGATTGAATCTTATATTGAAAAATATATTGGGTTAGATTTTGAGGGGGCTTATAGAGACCCTGACGAGATGGGGACAATGTATTTTCGGCGTACTTTAGAGGACTGGGCTAAATTTGATATTAATCATAGGACTAAATATGATGCAACTATAAGTTCAGGGTTAGCCATTATGGCTATTCAAAAACACTTATATACACCGTCTAAAGAAAAATCAAAAATAAGTGTTAACTTTGCACGATATAATAACAAGAGTAGTATTAGTGAACTAATTAGATGAAAGCAGTTGAAATCAACATAAAGTCTGCTGCCTTTCCGGATCAATTTGTCTCCGACAAAAAGAAAGCAACAGAGGAGTTTGGACTGCAAGTAGGCCAAGCTATTCAGTACGAATGGTTTCGTAGAGATGGAATGCAATGTAGGTTCTACAACCAATGGGCAGAATTTCATCGTTTGCGCCTGTATGCGCGTGGCGAACAATCCGTTCGTAAGTATAAAAATGAATTAGCAATAGACGGTGATTTATCTTACCTTAATTTAGATTGGACGCCAGTTCCAATTATTCCTAAATTCGTAGATATTGTAGTTAATGGGATGTCCGATAGATTATTCCATGTGAAAGCGACGGCTGTAGACGTTATGTCTGCAGAAAAACGCAGTCAGTTTCAAGAAATGGTAGAGGTAAATGTGGTGGCGAAAGATTTATTCCTTCAAATAGAAAACGATTTCAATATGAAGGTGGGTCAGATTAATCCTAAAGAGCTACCCGAAAGTGATGCCGAAATGGAGTTATACATGCAGCTTAACTATAAACCCGGTATTGAGATTGCTAATGAAGTGGCGATTCAAAGTATGTTAGAAGAAAATCATTACGAACAGGTTCGTAAAAGATGTGACTTAGATATTACAACCCTGGGAATTGGAATATGTAAACATACTTTTCAGAAAGGAGACGGAATACGGGTAGAGTATGTTGATCCAGCCAATGTGGTATATAGCTACACAGAAGATCCTCATTTTAAAGATACGTTTTATTGGGGAGAGATTAAAACTGTCCCGATTACGGAAGTTTTAAAAATTAATCCCGATTTAACCGAAAAAGACTTAGAGGAAATTTCCAAATATAGTCAAGCATGGTATAACTACTATAACGTAGCGGCCATGTATGAAAACAGTATGTTCGCTCGGGACACTTGCACTCTTTTATATTTTAATTACAAAACAACAAATAGCTTTGTTTATAAAAAGAAAAAAATGGCGGAAGGAACATTTAAGGTGGTAGAAAAAGATGACGAGTTTAATCCGCCGCAAGAAATGATGGATGAAGGAGAGTTTGAGAGAGTAGAAAAAAGAATAGATGTGTGGTATGAAGGAGTAATGGTGATGGGGACAAATCTCCTTATTGAATGGAAAATGATGGAAAATATGGTTCGTCCTAATTCCGCTAATCAATTTGCTATGCCTAATTACATCGCTGTTGCACCCAGAATGTATAAAGGAAGATTAGAATCTTTAGTTAGACGCATGATTCCTTTTGCCGACTTAATTCAGGTTACTCACCTGAAGTTACAACAAGTAGTTTCCAAAGTTGTTCCTGATGGAGTGTTTATTGATGCCGACGGATTAAGTGAAGTTGATTTAGGGACAGGGAATGCTTATGACCCTTCCGATGCTTTACGTTTATATTTCCAAACTGGTAGTGTAGTAGGAAGGAGTTATACCCAAGATGGAGAGTTTAATAATGCTAAAGTTCCAATTACTCAACTTACGTCAAGTAGTGGAGCACAAAAAATGCAAATGCTAATTGGTAACTATAATCATTATTTAGATATGATAAGAACTGTAACCGGTCTTAATCAAGCCCGAGATGCTTCGACACCTGATCCAGATTCGTTAGTAGGCATTCAAAAATTAGCGGCTTTAAACTCTAATACGGCTACGCGTCATATTTTAAAATCCAGTTTGTATTTAACTAAAACTTTAGCGGAAGCTTTATCTTTACGGACAGCCGATATTTTAGAATACTCAGATTTTAAAGATGAGTTCGCTATGCAGATAGGGAAATATAATTTAGGAATTTTAGAAGAGATTAAAAATTTATATTTATATGATTTTGGTATTTTTATTGAAGTATCTCCCGACGAGGAAGAGAAGGCTTTATTAGAACAGAACATACAAATGGCTTTACAGAAAGGGGGAATTGATTTAGAAGACGCTATTGATATTAGAACTCTTAATAATTTAAAAATGGCTAATCAATTATTAAAAGTTAAAAGGAAACAAAAACAACAGGAACAGCAACAGCAAAAAGCTCAAGAGATGCAAATGCAGCAACAAAACAACATGCAGTCTCAGCAAGCGGCGGCCCAAGCCTCTATGCAAAAAATGCAAGCCGAAACTCAATCTAAAATGCAAATTGCTCAGGCCGAAATAGGTTTCCAGATTGAAAAACAAAAAAATGAAGCCGCTTTAAAACAACAATTAATGCAAGTAGAGTTTCAATTTAATATGCAATTAAAAGGAATAGAACAGTCACAAATAGATAAACGTGAAAACGAAAGAGAGAAAGGAAAGTCGGATAGAATAGCAGAAGCTAATACGCAACAATCTAAAATGATTGAACAAAGAAAAAGAAATTTACCAGCTCAGAACTTTGAGTCTAATGAAGATAGTTTAGATGGGTTTGATTTAGCAGAATTTGACCCGCGATAAGTAGCTTAAAAGGAGTGTATAATAATTGTTTAACTTTGCAAAAAAATTAAATCTAATGGAAAATAAAATTACAGTAAAAGACTTAGGACAAGTCGAAGAAAAGTCCAAAGCGCAAGTAGAGGAAGAGTTGTTAAAAAAACATGAAGAAGAAGAAGTACAAGCGCAAACCAGTGAAGCTGGAGTGGAAAGAGTTAACTTGGAGCAGTCTAATAGAAGCCCTGAGAGTTCCTCTTCCTCACCGGAACAAGAAAGTGTACCGGAGGAAAGTAAAACACAAGAAAAAACTCCCTCCTCAGAGTTAAATGAGGAAAACGTTCTTTCGTATATTAAACAAAGATATGATAAAGATATATCGTCAGTAGAAGAATTATGGGCTCAACAAGAGTCTAATGAAGACCTCCCTGAAGATGTGTCGGCATATTTTAAATATAAAAAAGAAACGGGACGCGGTATTGAAGATTATGTGCGATTACAAAAAAATTACACAGAAATGGACGACGACGCGGTGTTAACTGATTACTATACGGCTACCGAAGATGGGTTAGACGCTATAGATATTCAAGATGTCATGGAGGATAAATTTGGAGTGGATGAAGACTTAGATGATCCAAAAGATATTAAGAAGAGAAGGTTAGCGAAAAAAAGAGAACTTTCAAAGGCGAAGAAGTTTTTTGAAAAGCAAAAGGAACAATATAAAATTCCGCTTGAGTCAAGAGGGGATGGGTTGTCCAAAGAACAAGAAGATGCTTTTAAGTCGTATAAAAGTTATGTTGAGGAGTCTAAAACTACCGAAGACGCGAGAAAAAAAAGGTATGATTGGTTTCTTACTAAAACCAATGAGGTTTTTAACGATGAGTTCAAAGGTTTTGAGTTCAATATCGGAGAAAAAAGTTTTACCTTTAAACCTGGTGACGCTAAGGAGTTAAAAAGTCGCCAGTCTGATGTCAATACATTTGTAAATAAATATATGGACCAAGAGACTGGAATGATGAAGGATGCACAAGGATATCACCGAGCAATAGCTATGGCGATGAACCCTGAGAAATTTGCAAAATTCTTCTACGACCAAGGGGTGGCAACGACAGTAGATGATGTGGCGAGAAAATCGAAAAACATCACTATGGATCGTCAAACTCCACAAACTTTTAGTAAAGACGGGTTGAAGATTAGATCAGTCGGAGATTCAAGTAGTGGAAGAGGACTCAAAATTAGAAGTATTAAAAAAAGTTAATAATTAAAAAAATTAGAAATTATGCCAGTAAATGCAACCCCCGGGTATGATTTGCAACCCAGTGCGGAGCGAGTAGCTTTAGCAACAAACTATATAACTAACTTTGATTTCTTGAATCAGTATCTTCCAGATACTTATGAAAAGGAATTTGAGCGTTATGGCAATCGAACAGTCGCTTCATTCTTACGAATGGTAGGCGCAGAAATGCCTTCTAACTCAGACATGATTACGTGGGCTGAGCAAGGAAGGTTACACACTAAGTATACAAACTGTACATCAGCAGGAGCAGCAGCAGCCAATACTGCAACATGGACAGTGAATGATGTTTTAGTTCCAGGTACAGGTACTATAGCAATTAGAGTAGGACAAACTGTATTATTATCAGATAACACAGCAGGTTCTAATTTATCTAATAAAGCTATTGTAACTGCAGTAACACCAGCAGCAGGCACTTTTACAGTTGCTTATTATGAAGCAGCAGGACAAGGCGTAGCTTTAGGTGTAGTAAGTAGTGTTATGATTTATGGTTCTGAATTTGCGAAAGGACAAGCAGGAATGACTGACTCCTTAGAATCAGACGATGTATTCTTTCAAAATTCTCCAATTATCATAAAAGATACTTATGAAGTAAGTGGTTCTGATATGGCTCAAATTGGTTGGGTAGAAATCTCAACTGAAGATGGCGGATCAGGATATCTTTGGTATCTCAAATCAGAGCATGAAACAAGACTTCGTTTTGAAGATTATCTTGAAACTGCAATGATTGAAGCAGTTCCTGCAGAAGCAGCCTCAGGTGCAATAGCAGCTGTAGCTCCTGTTGGAAACAAAGGTTCTGAAGGTGTCTTTTATGTAGTAGGTAACAGAGGAAATGTTTATGGTGGTGGTAACCCAACTACCTTAGCAGATTTTGATGCTGTTATTCAGAGACTTGACAAGCAAGGCTCTATTGAAGAAAATGTAATCTTTTGTGACAGACAATTCTCATTTGATATTGACGATATGTTAGCTGCCCAAAACTCTTATGGAGCGGGTGGTACTTCGTATGGTCTTTTCGATAATGATGAGGATATGGCTCTCAACTTAGGTTTCACTGGATTCCGTAGAGGTTATGACTTTTACAAGTCTGACTGGAAATACCTTAACGATGCTACTATGAGAGGTGGTTTAGTAGGTGGGGCAATCAACGGACTTTTAGTTCCTGCGGGCTCAACTACGGTTTATGACCAAATCTTAGGTAAAAACGCTAAGAGACCTTTCCTTCATGTAAGATATAGAGCTTCTGAAACTGAAGACAGACGTTATAAAACTTGGATCACTGGTTCTGCTGGTGGCGCAAGAACATCTTCTTTAGATGCAATGACAGTGAATTTCTTATCTGAAAGAGCATGTTGTACATTAGGTGCAAACAACTTCTTCTTATTCCAAGACGCATAAGAAGATTAATCATAAGGGGAGGACTAACCTCCTCCCCTTTTTTTTTAACTTAAATTAAATTATACTAAAATGGAAAATACACAAACAAAAAAAGTTGCGATTAAAAAAAAGAAAGCGTTAATCGCAAAAACTTACCGCTTAACAAGAAATGCAGCTCCTATCTGTTACATGCTTTCTTCCCACAATACTAAACGATCTCCTTTACAATATTTTGATGACCAAACGGGTGTAAACCGATCTCTTCGTTATGCAAGAAATCAAAAAAGCCCATTTGAAGATGAGCAAGATGGAAATGCTATTTTAGAGCCTATTATTTTTGAGGATGGGCTTCTGCATGTTCCTAAAACAAATCAGGTGCTACAAGAATTTTTATATTATCATCCGTCTAACGGAATGGTATTTGAAGAGGTTGACAAAAGCAAAGAAGCAGCAGAGGAATTAGAGATGGAAGATGTGGTTTTAGACGCTCAGGTAATTGCCAGAGATTTAACAGTAGACAAATTATCTACACTCTGCCGCGTGTTAATGGGAGCAGCAACCGATAAACTTACTACGACTGAACTAAAAAGAGATATATTGGTTTTTGCTCGTACTAATCCTATAGATTTTTTAGATGCTTTAGATGACCCAATGTTAGAGGTTCAAGACAATGTAGTTCAGTTTTTTAGTAACAGTATATTGTCTCTTAGAAATAAACAAAGAGATGTTTATTTTAATCTTCCTAAAAACAAAAAGAAAATGTTGACTGTTCCTTTTGGGGAAGACCCTGCTGATATTGTGGCTTCTTATATGCAAACCGATGAAGGTATAGAAACTTATAAAGTGCTACTTAAGGCCTTAAAAAAAGATAAAAAAGATTAACTATCTTTGCGTAGTTATTTTTTATTAACCCATTAAAATTTTTTATTATGGACAAATTTATAAGTGTGCCTGTAACGGGCGAAACAAATTTCTTGGTTAGCGTCTCTGATGTAATCGCTATTACAAGAACAAGTACCACTGAAAACAAAATTACATACAACAGTGGAAATACAGCAACTATTACATCAGGAACGGAAGTAGCTGTAAATGATTTTAGAGATGCTTTACAAAACGCTATGGTATTAGCTCTGGAGACCTCATGGACTAACGTTGTATTCACGTTTGTTCCTCCAACAGCCGTATCTGGAATAGTAATAGCCTAAGGTTATGGGAAAGTATATTAGTGTTCCTGTAAAAATGTACGCTGGCTCAACTGCAACGAATACGGCAGCGGTAGACAGCGGCACAACCAGTGCGGCAACAAGCGATAAATTAACGGAAGCCGGACAAAACTTTGTGACTACAGTCACTGTAGGAGATTATGCGGTAATTACTACCGGTATTGCTGGATTTCCAGTCCGATCTTATTCGGTTATTACAGCTGTCGACTCTGACACTGTATTAAGTTTAGGAGTAGGAAATGGAACAACAGCAGGAGTAGGAGGTTTAGCAGCAAGCGGAACAGCCTATTCTATTATCAAATCCGCAGATATTAATTATTGTGTACTTTCAGGAGGAACTTTCAATTCGAATGTTAAACCTGGAGACATGGTTTGTAACGAAGCTACTAACCTTAACTATCGAGTTACTAATGTTTCTGTAGACGGAACAACTCTAACTTTAGATACTAAAGGAGCTGTAATCGTTGGTGATGATTTCTTTCTCTTATCCGAAAGAAGCGAGTCTGGTAACCAAAAAGTGATGTTAGATAAAGTTATGGAACTAAGAGGTAATGCTTCTGATGGTGAGGTAACTTTTCACTATAAAAAAGGCGCTGCAGGTAATGACAAATTAGTTATTGCTATGGGAGATGCTGTTAGTGATGATGCTTACTTTGGAGATTTCTATAAGGTCTGTCAAACAGCTTGGGAATCTCAATGGCAAAATGTTTGCGTACAAATGCCTATCGTTTCTTCCAGCGGAACACAAACGGTACAGTGGGCAGCAAGTTTTACTTGGTCGTAAACCTATACCTGTTATATTAATAAAGAAGAGGGTAATTTTACCCTCTTTTTTTTTCCTTATCTTTGTAGTATGAATAAATATCTAAGCGTTTTTCTCGTCGATTTTGGAACAAGAAGCATGTATAGTGTAGATGACATAATCGGGGTAACGATGCCTGCTAATAACGAAGTAGCCTTATGGTATCAGGGAGGCATGACACTAACCTTTACTCTAAGTGGTACTTTTGCCGGCGACAATAATGCGCCTGTAGATTACATATCAGACGTAATCGCAACCGCGGTAGCGGGCGAGAATACATTAGAAGAAGAGTTAGTAGGAATAACGGATTTAAGTGGAAATGCTACTCAAATTCTTTCCGTAGCAATAGCAACCGCCTAAGGTTGTAAAAAAAACCCTCCTTCTTTTTTTGTTATCTTTGTAAAAACATTTTCGAGTTATGCCAGCATCAATAAATGAAGTGCGAAATACAGTATTAGCAATAGCTAATAAGAATAACTATGGGTATATTTCTCCTCAAGATTTTAACCTGTACGCTCAACAAGCGCAGTTAGATATATTTGAAGATTATTTCTATTCTTATAATAATTGGGTTAATAAACAAAACCAGCGTCTGTCCGGCACAGGATATGCGGATATTATTAAAGGGTTAGAAGAAGTTATTGATTCGTTTTCAGTACAATTGGTGTTAACGCAAAATAACGCTAATGTCTATGATTTACCTTTAGATTATTATTTAGTCAATAAATTATTTTACTATCCCGATATTTTATTTACCGGGACAGCTACAGCCACTTCTGCTAATCAATTAGTAGATGCGGCAGCGGTAGGATGGACAACTATTCCTGCGGGATCTCCCACTCCTCGTATTGGAAGCATTGTCTTTAATACCACCACTTTAAATAATGCTTTTATAACGGGAGTAGTTAACACTACCACTGTTAATTTAAGCGCTAACATTATGACGATTGGAGATACTTATAATATTTATTCTCATACAAATATCAAGGAGGTAGAAAGAGTTAGTCAAAATAAAATATTTTATTTAACTAACTCTCAATTAACGGCGCCGACACAATCCTATCCGGCGTACGTGTTGGACGGTAATTCAGTTACTATCTATCCTTCTACTATTTTAAATGCCGGAGATATTCATATTCAATATGCTCGCTATCCTTTAGCTCCAGCATGGACGTGGAATACGTTAGTAGGGGGAGAACCGATATTTGATGCTACTCAACCTGGATTTCAAGAGTTTGAATTACCTGAGGCAGACGAGCCGGCATTAATTGCTAAAATCTGTCAATATGTAGGCATAGAAATTAGAGAGCCAGATGTGTATAAATTCGGACAACAAGACGAAGTTACTGATAACCAAGAAACCAATTAATTATGACTTATATTACCGATTACCAATATTATGAAAATAGTCAGACTGTCCCTCTCGACGCGAATTGGGGCTCCTATCAATATGTTACTTTAGATGATATAGTGAATAATTTTATGTTAATGTACCAAGGGAATACCGAATTGATCGGTCATGTAAATAGATATCAAGTTTTATTTCACGCAAAAAGAGGGATTCAAGAACTGAATTACGATGCGATGAAAGAAATTAAAATTTTAGAATTACAAATTTGCGATGATTTACGATTTATTCTTCCTCAAGATTATGTAAATTGGATAAGAGTCTCTCTCCATAAAGACGGCGTTTTAATGCCTATGGTGGAAAATATCCAGACTAACTGGAGCGGAGCTTATCTCCAAGACCATGATTGTCGAATTTTATTTGACATAGACGGTAATGTGTTAAAACCATCTGATTCTTATTTAGATATTGAAAGACTTGAAAATACTAAAAAAAGTATATATCTGAATCAGAATAGCCCTTATAATAATTCATGGGGATGGAATGTAGATGGTTGTTGGTATTTTGATTACGGAATTGGACAGCGTTTTGGATTAAACACCGAAACAGCTAACATTAACCCTACTTTTAGTATAAACAAAAAAGGAGGGGTAATTAATTTTAGTTCTGGATTAGGAGGAAAATTAGTGGTATTAGAATATGTTTCTGATGGGATGGAAAACGGAAACGACGGAAGTGTAAGTGTCAATAAATTATTCGAAGAATTTATATATGCCTATATTAAATTTTCTATTTTGAATGGCAGATTTGGGGTACAAGAATATGTAATTAATCGCTCACGAAAAGACAAGTCATCTTTGCTTCGGAATGCGAAATTAAGATTAAGTAATATACACCCTGGTCGATTATTAATGAACTTAAGAGGCCAGAATAAATGGATAAAATAATATGGATGTTAGTGTAGACTTTAGGTTAGGTAAAATGAACAAGAGCGTGGACGAGAGATTAGTCCCGCAGGGTCAATATATAGACGCGTTAAATGTTCGTTTAGGCTCTACTGAACTGACTGAAGTAGGGGCAGTAGAAAACTCTATGGGTAATACCCAGCTGTCCTTTTTAGAATACAATAATCTACCTTTAGGAGACGCGCGCTGTATAGGAGCCTATGAAGACGGAATGGAGGAAACCATCTATTGGTTTGTGCATGACGATAACAATCCTTCTTCTCCCACCGGTAAAGTTGATTTAATAGTATCTTTTGAAGCTAATATAAATGTCCTCACTTATCATGTAGTTAGTACAGAGGTTTTAAATTTTGATTGGGATTATTTGATGACTGCCGTGGATAAGATTGAGAATCTGTTATTTTTTAGCGATGACTTAAACCCTCCTCGGGTAATTAATGTTACCAGGAATTATAACGATGAATCTCATCCCACTTTTCCTTTACAAGAACAAGATGTAGGAGTAATTGTAAAAGTCCCAGGATTTGAAGATTCGACCGCTACCTATGACCCATTACCAGCTCCTTTTATGACAATGTTAGATTTGCCTGGGCAAGAGAATTATATGAAAGATAGATTTCTCTCTTTTGCCTACCGATACCGGTATGAAGACGGTCAATATAGCGCTACTTCTGTCTTTACTAATCCTGCTTTTCAGCCAGGTTCTTTTCGGTTCGATATAAGTAATTTTAATAATGCTTCTATGCAAAATAGGTATAATGGAGCAGATATCACTTTCTGCACTGGTTCACAGCGGGTAGTAGAAGTAGATTTACTTTACAAACAAACAACTTCCAATGTTATTTATGTAATAGAAAGGTTTAATAAGCAAGATCTTGGATGGGCAAACAATAACTACGAAACTGTTCAATTCACAAATAGTAAAATATATACGACGTTAGGCTCAGATGAGCTGCTAAGATTATATGATAATGTGCCTCGTATCGCTAAAGCCTCTACTATCCAAGGGAATAGGCTGATGTATGGTAATTATGTGGATGGATATGATGTGACTCTTACAGAAGGAGGGCAAAATATAGCTATGAATTATAATACTCAGTGGGTGTACAAGCAAATCGCTGGAGAGTCTTTAGCTCTTCCAGTTACCACTACAGGAACACCTTATACTATCGACCCTACTAATACAGTAAATGTCCCAGATTGTGTGATTCAATTTGATTTATCAGGGGCTAATCCTACTTCAGGACCTTTAGCTGCAGGAACTACTTTTAATTTTACTACGACGATAATGCACCATTCTACAACGGTGAACGGAGGGAATAGTGTAAATGCTTCGTGGCAAAATTCTTCTCCGTTTTCAGTAAATTGGAGCTTTACCTGTACCACTCAATATGCAGATGTAGACGCTATGTGTGCGTCGATAGATTTTCAAGACAAAATTGGTTCACTGCCGGGGCTGTTTCAAGAAGTATTTCCTATTAACTATTCCGCTTTTGGAGGAACAGTGACTGATAAATTTAATTCGAGAATCCAAGCTCCCTCAGGAACACAATGCGAGTTTGTTAATAGTTCGATTACAGGGGTATGTCCTAATCCGATTGTTCCATGGCCTTATACTCCCACTTTATTATATTCTGGGACTGTAACAAATATAGTAGCTAATACCTTAGAAGATAATACGCAGACTTTTACCCCTCCTACCGATCCGGCTATTGGTAGTGTTGTGACCAATACAGATACAGGAGTGACAGCAACAGTGGTAAGCGTAGATAGTGCTACCGTTCTAACTTTATCTGCAGATATTTTTACCGCCGCTATCGTTCCTCCCGCTCCGGGGGAAGCCTATAAGATTGAAACTCCAGCAGCAGCCGCACCTTGTGTTCAACAAGGATTTACTTATTCAACTATACCGGGTGGATTTCAACTACAAGTAATAGCCTGTGAGTATTATTTTGATGACGGTTTAGCGAATCCTGATAGTATTAGTATTATGTATGAGTACTTTTATTTTGAAGCTTTCTCCAGTCAAGCAGGGTATTTTAGCACCCCTAATACATTAAGCCTGCACAGTAATAGAGATTTTGAAACAGGGGTAGTGTATATGGACGATTATGGGAGAGCTTCTACGGTATTAGTAAGTAATGATAATACCATGTTTGTTCCTCCATTAGCTTCCGTTTATAAAAACAGAATTAAAGTAACTTTATTTAACCTTCCGCCTTATTGGGCGACGAAATATAAATTTGTAGTAAAACCAAGTCAAGGAGGGTATTTTACGGTATATACTTTCCTTATGTACGTGCAAGAAGATGGAAGTATGGGAGATGAGCCTTCAACCGTATGGTTTAGATTAGAAGGAGATAATACTAATATATTAAAAGTAGGAGACGAATTAATTGTTAAAATGGACACGGGTGGCCCGATGAATACAGAAATAACAACCACTGTATTAGAGATAAAAGCTTTTTCAAAAGGAGAAATTTCGGGAGGAAGTTTGCCGGGCCTTTATATGGCGTTAAAACCCCAAGGATTTACTACTGAACTTGGGCCAGATGCGGTAATAAATAACGGATCAAAAAGTAGAGATTCTAATGATACTGGAGATTGTGATGATGGTAGAATTACTGATTATAGTTTAAACCTTATTTCTGACCCTTCTACTGCTTATTCTCTTCCTGCCGGCTCAACTATTAGAATTAAAATAGATAATTGGAGGGGAGGAGGAGGAGGAAGTTGTGATAGTAAAAGTGTTTCGTATGATGAGAATTTTACTTCTACGGCAGATTATCCGGATTTTTATACTTGGGCAATAGGAGATAGTTTAGCAAGCAAAATGACTACGGCTAACGCATCAGTACACGAAATGGGTATTTCTTTTAACCCTATCAGCACAACCAGTAGTACTACTCCTGGAGGAGTGTCCTGTTTTAACACCACCTGCTGGGTAAGAAAAAGTGGAAATGCTCAATACTTTTGTAATGATGGGGCTATTCCTCGATGTTGGGAGTGGACAGAATATTATAACGGACATATAAAAACAACAATAGAAGTAACAAGAGGGGGTGCTTTAATGGTTTTTGAAACTATCCCCGAAGAAGTAGACCCTAATTTATTTTATGACGCTTCGGATATTTACTCCATTGGCCCTGATCCAGCAACAGGAACAGGTCGTTTTCATTTAGCCCAACGAACTTTTACCCCTCCTACCGGGCCTTATCTTTTAAACAGTCTTAATTGGAACGACAAAGACGGGGTTTTTACTATTGGCCAACAAGACCAAACAGGAGCATTACCTTTAGAGTCAGTTATAGATTTTGCTAATTGTTATACGTTTGGAAATGGAGTGGAAAGTATGCGAATTTTAGATCGAGCCGGACAGAAGTATTTTAATTTAGGAGAAAGAGTATTAGCTGTGTCGAATCAAGATTTTAAAGAGTCGGACAGATTTGCCGGCATGACGTATAGCGGAGTATATAGTGGACCGGCTAATTCTAATAATCTCAATGAGTTTAATTTAGGGTTGGTTAACTATAAAGATTGCGAACCATCTTTTGGCCCTATTCAAATTTTACACTCAAGAGAAACCGATATTTTATGCCTACAAGAAGACAGAATTTCGTATGTATTAGCAAGTAAAAATGTTATTTCTGATTCAACAGGAGGAGGAGCAATTGCTTCTGTTCCAGAGGTTTTAGGAACACAAATTGCCCGTATTGAAGAATTTGGGATAAGTTTTAATCCTGAAAGTTTTGCTACCTGGGGGCCTGATATGTTTTTTACTGATGTAAAAAGAGCTTCAGTATTAAATTTACGAGGGTCTTCCCGAACATCCGACCAATTACAAGTAATCTCTCAATATGGTATGCGTTCGTGGTTTAGAGATGAATTTGTTGGAGCGATACATACTCAAAAGTTAGGAGGGTATGATCCGTATATGAATGAATATGTATTGTCAGACAATAGCCGATCTATTCCGTTTCCTATTCCCGAAGTTCCATGCGGCCAAACGTTAACTCAGACCGCCGCGGTTAATCCTTTAACTTTTATTGTAAATTTAACCCCTGTACCGGGAGTAATTACAGTTAACTATACTATTACAGCAGGAACAATAAATATTAACGGAGTGTGGAATAGCGTTCCTTTTACCTCAGGAAATGTTAGTACAAGTGGGTCGTTTACTTTTAATAAACTTTATAGCACTCCAGAAGAAGCGGATGTAAATATAGATATTATAAGCGGTCCGGCTACCTACACGGTAGAATTTGAATGTCCTCCAGAAATACCGCTCACGGTTGTGCAGTTTGTTATTTGTACCCCTAATTATAGTGGACAAACCATGCACTATGAGTATGATTGGACTGACATGCCTCCAGGGCCATACATTAGCCCTTTGTCTTCTAACGCCGCTACCTTACAAATTATTCAGCCTTCGGCTTATATGTCTAATACAGGAACTCGAGGGGTAGGAATGTTCCCTTATGATGGAGGAAATACAGATATTACATTACAAAGCCATAAGTTAGGTCCGGATACATTTAATTTTGATCCAGCTATTCATAAATTAAGATGGTTATCTTCTAATACAGTATACCCTAATAATCCCACAGGAGCGACTAATGTTTTAGCAGCTACTACCTCTGTTGTTCCTATTACTAACCCAAGTGCAGGGTTGTATGAGGCAACCATTATTAATGCTTCTCTTCCGATAGGAAATCAGTATTTATATTTGGTGTGGGATTTAAGACGAGTAACGTCGACTACTTTATGTTATTGTGCCGGAACAGCAGCAGAAGCGTGTTGTGAATGTATATGGCCGTGTGAACCAAATTGTTGGTTTGGACCTCAAACCCCAAGCCAATCTATGGCTTGTACCACAGACACTAATAGTGGAGGAGCGGCCCAATATAGTTTTAATGGAACTGGATTAATTCCCGTACAAGCCGATGTGGTATACGATAATCTAAATTGTGATCCGACCGCATATTTAGCGGCTGGGTTTTATATAGTTGACCCTGCTCAACCATCAGGCGCAAGTCCTAAAAATTGGATAGAGATAGGGTCGTTTGGAACAGTAATAAATACAGGAACATGTTAAATTTAAAATTATAGAATTATGCCTTGTGGAACTTTAGGAACCTACTTTTTTGACGGAACAAGCTTTAGCGGAGCTACAGCCGTCTATACTACCAGCGCTTTAACTACTCCCGCACCTGATGGGTATTACTCTCAGGGAGGATTATACCGTCAACAATTCGGGGGATTATTAGGTCCGGTTGTCCCGTGCCCTGCATGTACTATTGACTGTGGAGACCCTATTTTAGGACAAGGAAATCACGGAAAATATATACTTAATTTACAGTTAGGGTCTACTCCAGGGGCGGCAATTATTACTTTTAACGTAGGAGCTCCAGGCGTAGAATTAGCTGTGCCTGATGGATGTACGTGGTTTTATGAAGACGCTGCAGGAACTCCAATCGCAGCTTCAGAATACTCTTCTTTAGTGGGAGGTTATCAAGAAGGTTTAATTGGATGTCAATCAGGCTATCCCGCCAGCTGGTATTATTGTAACGGAGGAAATACTATTCAAACCAACATAGGATTCCCTTATGCAAATAGCGGAACAGAGTATACTTACACTTCAGGCGCTTGGGCTGTAACGGGAGTCGCTACCATTGGGCCTTATGATGGTATAGTCGCTCCGGCTACACCCGGACAATCTACTTTGTTAGATTGGAATTGTACTAATAATTGCGTAGCAGACGTAGCTAACTGTTGTGGTGCTGGAAATTGTGTAGGGTGTGGAATTGCTATTCCAGAATGTACTCCAGGAACTCCTATAGCTCCTAATTTGCCTACCGGAACAAACTGGCCACAATGTGGAAATGAGTCGCGAAATGCGGTAATGGTCGTACCTTCTCCCCCTGGAGTCACCAATACAGTACTAACAATAGAAGTGGAGGCTCCTTGTGCGGGCACGTGGTGGGCTATTGATGTTCAGTGCCCCGAAGAGCTTACTGCTATACCTTCATCTACGATCGTTACATCAGGGCCTGTTTGCGATGCCGTTATTACGACGGAGTATTATCATGTCCCTGTGGATGCTTGGGGCAATACTAATCCTAATTCAGGATATGATGCAGCGCAAGATTTTAATCCGGGAAATGGGGTTGTGGCAGCGGGACAAGCTAAAGGAACATTAGGATGGCATGATTGGATATTTGTAGATAAATATGGAGTAACTCCTCTTCCGGCTGGAAACTATAAAATGGAGTCTCCAGCAGGATCAGGTACTTATTGGGATGTAAAAGTAGGTATAAATTCTTATGATAGCTGTGATCCCTCTTGTAACCCTCCTTTTGCACAATTTCCTCATGCAACCTACCCGCCTACAGGGCCGGTTCAAGACGGAATAGTAGACTCTATGTGCGAATGCCTTCCACCAGCACCATGCGCCACTCCAATTCCAGGAGCTGGCGGCACGGGAGAGTATTTCTTAAATATCGATTTAGGGGCAACACAAGGGGCTGCTATTGTTAAATTTGATCCAATGGCTGTTCCGGACAGATGTGAATGGACGTATGACGGGACGACAGCATCTTATTATTCTCAAAATAATGTACTTAACCCGTCTACCGGTGATGGATATTTAGAAGGGCTTATTGGCACAATTGGATCGGGAGGGGGATGTACTCCTGCTCAAACTAACGCGGGAACTACTCCTTCTACCTCTTCTGCAGGAACTATATGGAATTGGAACGGAACTACTTTTATTAACACTCTTACGCCGACCACTATAGGTCCTTATGGAGCGATAATGACAGGGGTTAACGCAACTTCTTTAACAGCCGCAGCGCCAGCAGGAACAGGAGCTTTCGGACCTCCAATGAGGCAATGGCCTTGTATGGTTATTCCGAAACCTAATGCTTCTCCACAAATAGCCAATATAATAATAGATGGGCCTTGTGGAGGAACAGCATGGAATGTTCAGGTAATTTGCCCTGGGCCGCTTCCAAGTGTTCCTGTAAATATTGTAAGCACGAGTTGCGCAGGGCCTTTCGATGGGGAGATGTTTTTTGCAGATGTAAACTCGGCAACACCTCATTCTTCGACACTAATTGGCTCTAATGATTGGGTGTTTGAAGATGAAAATGCTGAGACTCCTTATCCTGCAGGGACTTATACTATAGATAATGGAGGTGGAGTGATAGCGTGTGTTGTAATAGCAAATTATGCAGGAGGAAGCATAGTGCATCAGTATTCATTATGCGCGGGAAGTTGTTAAGAAAAAAAATATAAAATTATGCCTTATAGCGAATGTAAAACATTATCATATAGCGAAGAAGCCAAGGGTTGGCCTTCTTTTTATTCTTTTTGTGCGGACTGGATGCTCGGTATGAATAGTTATTTTTATACTTGGAGTGGAGGAAATTTATGGAGACATAATACTAATCCTCTTCGAAACTCTTATTATGGAACGCTTTATCCATCCACTATTACAGGAGTATTTAACGTAGAACCTCAAACTATTAAGCTTTTTAAAACCATGAGTTTTGAAAGTGATGATAATTGGGCGTGCACCAATTTAACTACTGACTTAGCCAATGGCTCTATGCTTAACACTTGGTTTGTAGAAAAAGAAGGGGAGTGGTTTACTTTCTTAAGAGAAAACGCGGGCACATTAGATTGGAGAGATAGATCGGCTAATGGAATTGGAGCGGCTAATACCGTGAGTGGGCCAGTTAACGCTACAGTAATAGATTTTACGGTAGACGTAGGCACTCTTATAAAAGGGCGAACTCCACCAGATATAGGAGATGCGGTATATTTTGGAAATATCCCTACTTTTGCTGGTTTTGCAACAGCGGTAGTTCCTTTTCAAACAACGGATCCTTTAGGAGTAGTAACTTTAGCTTCTATTACTGTAGACTGTACCACAGGGGTAGTTCCTGCTCCAACGGACTTTATTTTATTTATTAAAGATGCTGTAGCAGAATCCCACGGAGCCCGCGGATATTTTATGGAATTTACCTTGGAAAATAATAATACCAACCCTGTTGAACTGTTTGCGGTAGGGAGTAGTGTAATGAAAAGTTATCCATAGATTTTACTATCTTTGCATAAATGAAATTAAATGTACTTCCTTTAACCGAAACTGATTACGAAGAGATTCTATGTCAGTGGTGGAAAGACTGGAGATGGACACCTCCTTCAAGAGATTTTTTGCCGGATAATGGTACAGGAGGATTTATGGTGTATGATGATACAACGCCAATTTGTGCAGGGTTTATGTATTTAACAAACTCGAAGGCGGTATGGTGTGATTGGATTATATCGAATTTTAGATATAAAGACAAGCAAAAACGAAGAGACGCTTTATTATTATTAGTACGTACTATAAGTAATTTAGCAGAAGATTTGGATAAAAAATTTATTTACGCATTGATAAAAAATAAACCTTTGGTTGACGTGTACAAAAAAGTGGGTTTTGTAGAAGCAAGCACTTACACTCATGAAATGATAAAAACGATTTAATTATGGCAGTAGTAACCGCAGCGGTAGTAGGTATAGGGACAGGAATATATTCCGCCTATAGTTCTTTCGATAATGCCGCTAAACAAAAACAAGCAGCAGAAGACGCAGATAGAGAGGCAAAAAAATTAATGAACGACGCTAAGAAAAAAGCTGAAAAAGATCATTATGAAGGTTTAGCCGTTCCATTAGATGCTTATGATGCCGAATTTGAAAACATTTTAGCTGGTCAACAACAATCAGTAGAAGCCTTGCAAGAAGGTGATGCGAGAGCGTTAGCATCTGGAGTAGGTAGAGTGGGGGCCGCACAACAAGAAGCTACCGAAGAGCAGCGGATAGCTATGGGACAAGATATATATAATTTAGATGTCCAGAAAGCAGAGTCAAAAGACGCTATCAATCAGCAGTTAATTGAAATGGATGCGGCTGGTGCAAGAGAGCAAAACCTCCGAGCGAGAGAATCCGAACAAGCAAGACAGCAATCTATTCAACAAGGGGTTCAGGCTGTAGGGCAAACCTTACAATCTGCAGCGAGCCTTGTCCCATTATATAGTCAAAATCGAGCTACCAGAAGAGGAGCAAAAATGGGAGAACAGTTTTCCGACCAGGGCGTAGGTGAAGGTAAATTTAGAACTAAAGAAGAGTTCCAGTCTGCTTTAGGAGAAAAATATGCGAGTGGAGATATTACTAAACAAATGTATAGAGGATTTAAGAAAAACCCATCTTCGTTTAGTTATGAGGCAATTTTTGGCAAAGATTTTGATCCCTATAAATAAATATATATGGCAAAAGGAATTGTAAATTACACCCCCCGAGGACCTGCATCAACTAAAAAAGATATTGACTTTGATGTTTACGCAGAAAGAGATGTTACTAAAAGTCAAGTAAATTGGGCGGATGTAGCTAAAAATATTACAGGAGAACTCGAAACTATTCGAGACGATAGGCAGGGTAGGAAAGCTGAAATCCAAAAAGCTACCGATGAGTCGATGACCCAGTTGGATGATATGGGCAAGTATGATAATCAAACACTCATGGATTTGGTTGTAGATGGTTCAAATTTTGCCGCTAATAGTATGAACACCCAGAAAAAACTTATGGAAAAAGGGTTGATAAAACCCCATGACTATACTAAATTTACTCAAAATGTAAGCTCTGGATTTAAAACGTTCAAGGCTACAGCCGAGGGTTGGGATAAGGATTTTGCAGAATATACTAAAAGAACAGAAGATGGAACAAATAGTAGTTTAGAAGTGTATTTAGCTAAACAAGTAGAATCCTTTGGTAACATTAATGATATGCAATTATACACCAATCCACAAACAGGAAATATGGCGTTAGCCTCTACTTATGTGGATGATAATGGAATAACGCGTATAAATGAAGACCCTAATAGTCATATTAGTATGCAAAGGCTGAATGCACTAAGTAAACAAAGAATAGATAAAGTAAATGTAGGGGAAGTGTCTAAAGTGTATAGCGCTGAATTAGGAACATGGATAACAGCAGCTTACGATGCGAGTGATAAATCCGTGACCTCGATTGAAGATATAAGAAGGGGTAAAGATTTTCAGGATCTATTAGAAGTAAAGGCTAACCAAGCTATAGCAAACCCTACCCATGCTGGTAGTATCTTAGCGGATAATAATTTAATGACATCAGATGGAGAAAAATATAGAGGGGGATCTCAGGAGGAGTTTGACCAATGGGCAAAAGACCATCCTGGAACAGAGAAGATTCAAGTACCGCCTTTGGCTGATGAAACCGAAGGAAATGCTTTTAGGCAATGGGTTAATGATACTTACCCTGAGAAAGCTACAGAATTTGACTTAGATGCCACAGGAGCTCATGATAATGAATTTATCAAAAAGGCTTATGAGTCATTAGGAGAAGAATACGCCCGAGATGTATTAGGTATTGAACCTACCGTAGGGGGAGTAGAGAATCCTATTATTGTTATGGAGTATGACCAAAAAACCCAAAGAAAAATTCCAAAGTTAACTGAGAACCAAGAAAAAGTAGCCAAAGATTTTGTGAAGTCGGCTATTGAAGGACACTTGCCGCATATAGAAAAAGTACAGCAAGGGAAATTCCCTCCTGCTAAAAGAGCGCCAACTGCGATTAGTTATGGACAAGAAAAAGAAGAAAAGGTACATACCAGCTTAGTAACCGAATATGACCTTATATTAAGTTCAGATAATCCAGATGAAATAAACAGATATTTAGATCGTAGAATTAGCGAAAAAAATAAAGCTATCAATACTTATAATGCAGACAATGAAGATGACCAACAGGCTACTATTGAAAATAGAGAGGTAACGACAAATGATGCAGGTAATCAGGTAATCCGATTCACTCTCTCCGATGGCACAACAGTAGATGTGGATAGAAGCTTAAGTTATACCGACCAAATGGTTCAATTAGACGAAGCATTAAACCCAGAAGGAACTCTTAATTTATCCGAAATTGAAGACGCTGCAAAAAAGATGGAGATTGACATGAATAAGGAGGGTAGTAAGTATGAAACCGATGGAAAAGTGAAGGTATCAAAATCTCAATTCAAGCAGCCTGATTATAGCCAGCCAAAAATGGTAGGAGGAAAAGTTCAAACTGCTGACGCATATATACAGAGCGAACTGGGAGCAACCCTTGAGGTAGGAAGTGATAGTGATAATCAAATAAAACAAGTCTTCTCTGAAGCAACAACTGGATATCTGCCTTCTGACTTTAAAAAATTAATGGCTGAAAACGGAACATCTCTTAAAGTTAAATATGAAGGACGTGGGGCACGAACAGATGTAATGACCATGAGTTTAAATGGTATAACGATAACACTTAAGCCACGAAAGACTAATAAATCCGCCACACTATGGCAGACTATCATGGATGATTTAATAAAACCTGCTATTGAGAAATCCAACAAAGAACGAGGGGGAGGAACAACGAAAAAGAACGAAGGACGCGGAAATTCAAGATAATGTTTGAAGATAAAACCATAGAAGAAGTAGAGCAGTTATTAGCCGACTATATAGCCACTGTAGATAATCCTGAATATGGAGGCGATATGGAGGTGATAAACTCTAAATTTCCAGAATTTCAAAATGTAGACCCTCAGTTGTTAGAAGATTATATTGCTACTTATAATAATCCTGAATATGGGGGAAATATAGAGATTATTAATTCTAAATTTCCAGAATTTTTTGAAGGGTTAAAAAAAAAAGACGCTGGCGTGGTTACTTCGGAAACGGAAGGTATGGAATCCGTTACACCTCAAGAAGGGGAAGAAGTTATCTCATCGGATGCTTCGCAAGTAACTACAACTGAATCTCCTGAAGGAGAAGTAACCGAAGATGTTACTCTCGAATCACAAACCGTTATTCCTGAAGATGAAGATGAGGAGGAGATTGAAGGAATGGAAACCTATGTCAGTCCTTATGCGACAGGTGAGGGAGAAAAAAATACCTGGATAGAAGACTTCGCAGGTAAAAATGAGTTAACAGATTTTTTTGGAGATATATATAGAAGCTGGGATGCAGGCCAAGCTCAAGGAGGTAGTATAGATGAAAGTTTAGAGTTATGGGCAAAAGGAGATAACGCTACAGACGAAGATATTGAAGCTTTTTTAGCAGCGCAAGAGCGTATGCAGTCCAAAGGAGAGTCCGATGAAATGCGTGACTTTAATAAAATATATCAAGCAGAAGATGGAGGTTGGTGGGGATTTATTAAAGGGGTAGCCGCTAACCCTACCGTTATTCCTCAACTTTTTACATCTTCAGTAAGCGCTATGGTTAATCCAGCTGTCTTAGCAGCAGGGGCAGGAGGAGCAGCAGTAGGAGCAGGGATTGGATCAACAGGGTTTAGCGCAGGACCCTTAGGAGTATTTACTACTGCAGGAGGAGCTATTGCGGGAGGAATGGGCGCTATGGGTGCAACTTTAGAAACAGGATTAACATTTTCTGAACTACTTTTAGAAGAGTTAGGAGATAAACCTATGACTAAAGAGAATGTAAGAAAAGTTTTACAAGACCCGGAGGCTATGGCCAGTATCAGAAGAAAAGCTTTAGGAAGAGGATTAACTATTGGGGCGGTAGATGCAATCTCAGCAGGAGTTGCGAGTAAAGTCACTGCGGGAACTATTAAGGCGGTTAGAAAAGGGAAGAAAGTAAAAAAATTAGCAACGATGGCAGGAACGGCTGCTGGAGGAACAGTAGAGGCGGTAGGGGGATCTACAGGAGAAGTGGCTGGTAGGTTAGTTGCAGGACAAGAAATGGATGTGGCTGAAATTGGTTTTGAAGGAATAGCTGGAACAGCAACCGCACCACTTACCATAGGGTATGGTATATATAAAGCTAACCGTGGACCTGTATCAAAAGCGCAAATAGAAGATATACTGGACAATGGATCAGACGAAGATATTGCTGGGGTAAACTTAGAAATAATCAATGACCCTGAATTAAAACAAAGAGCTGCAGATGCTAAGGAAAATATAAAAACAGAAACACGATTACGAGGGGAATTTGAGGAGGCGGGAATTACCGATGAAAATGATATAAATGAATTACTGGATTTAGAAAAACAAAAAGAAAAATTAGAAGGAGCTACCTCTGAGACAGCAAAAAATCGAGTAAAACAGATTGTTGATCAAATAGAGGCAGTTATACAAAAAGGAGCTTTCAGAAAGAAAGCAGTGGAAGAGACTACGGAGCAAACTACTGAAGAAACGATTGAAACCCAGAGAGAAGAAGAATTAGAAGAGCATATAGATAAATTTTTTACTGAAGATAAAGAGACTGGTAATAGAGTAGGGCCAAATCCTGATACTCAACCTGAATTATACAATGAAGAAATTAAGAAGAGGGATGATATTAATAAGAAATATGATGAATTATTAACCGAAAAAAAGAAACAAGATGCCATTCAAAAGCAAAGCACAGAAACGCTGGATGTTCAAGAACAAACCCCAGATGGCCAAAGAGTGGGCGAACGAGACGCCCCAGTGGCTGAGGTTACCCGAGAGAGTGAAACGGAAATTGAAACCGATACTCAACCGCCAACGCAAGAGGAAGTAGCTGTTCAAGAGGAAGCTAAAGATTTACAAACATTATTAGAAGAACAAGAAACAGTTCCTACTCCAGAAGCTGAAGTCACAACCCAAGAAACAGCAGTAGAAGTAGACACCGAGGCAGGAACAGTAGGCGTAACACGAAGCGATGGAACAAAAGTGGTATTAAAAGGATCAAGTGTCGCTCCTAATGTACAGATTACTGAACAAACTACTGAACAGACAAAAACAGGAAAGATTGGAAATATTTTAGTAGCCAAAGCGAAGAATGCAGGGAAGGCAATAGCTAAATTATTACCTGGCGCAAATATTGTTATTCATGCCACAGAAAAAGCCTATAACCAAGCGGTTGCTGAGAACGCAAAAGGATCAAGGGGTGCTTATTCAGGAAACACTAATACTATCCATATTAACGCTAATAAGGCTAATGCTAAAACCCTAACACATGAAGTTTTTCACGCTATCCTTAAAAATAAACTAAAGTCAGAGGTAAATATACAGGCGGTAACTAAACGAATGGTGAATGCTGTTTCAAAAAGCCTAAAGAATAGACCTAAATTAAAAGCAATGTTGGATAAATACGCTTCTAATTTTGCAGAAAATCTTCAGAGCGAAGAAAAATTAGCGGAATTAGTAGGAGCTTTAGCTGACGATTTTACTAAATTAGATGCTCCTACCAGAAGTCTCGTAAAGCGATGGTTAGATAAAATAGCACAAACTTTTGGCATTACTACTGAAACTCAATCTGTTCAAGATACTATTGACCTTTTAAATACTATTGCGGAAAAAGTATCTACAGGACAAGAGGTTACAAAAAAAGATGTGAAGAGTGTTAAAAAAAGAAAACCGAAAAAGAAATCTAAAACCAAAAAATCTCCAGATGATGAAATGAGAGAGGCTTACGAACAACGAGAGAAGCAATTAGAGAAAGAGATGCAAGGAGAAACAGGACTAAAGGGTCCTGTGAGTTACATCGAACAACAAATCCACGATTATTTTGGGGGGATAACCAGAGAAGACTTTGACCAATTTGGTGATCGTAATTTAAGAAGTAGAGCTTTAAACTTTTTATTAAGAAAAGAAGCCTCTCCTATTGACGCTCAAGCTATGGAGATAAGTGAGATGGCGGGTGTAGAGATTACCCCTCAAGACATTGTAGATTACATGGTGGACCGAGTAAATAGCCCAGGAAAATATGCTCAAGCAAAAACACAAGCTCTTACAGGGCTGGCTAAATTAGCAGCGGATTATAATATGAATCCTCGAGGGTTTATGCCTGCTAATATCCATAATTTATACGCTCTTAAAAAGGCAGCCCAAGAATTTGGAGCAGAAGTGAAGGCGGGTATAATAAGAGAAGGATATAGAAAAGGCGAAGTGGCAGGGTATTATTTTACTAAAGGCGGGAGATTTCTTAATCCTATAGCTCAAGATAAAACCCAAGCAATTAAAGGAGAGAATGCAAAAAAAGTAACTGATCAAAAAGATAATGTAGCAAACATTATACAGACAGCCCGTGAAAATAATTTTAGTGATGCGGCTATTAAGAAGTATTTAAGCGATGTAAAAGGGCTTACTGAAGCTGAGGTTACTACCGCCTTAGAAGTTCAAACTAAACTGTTAGAAAAAATTCCAACCACTTTTACAGCTGTAGAGGGAGGGTTGGCTCAGGGATTAAAACTATTTAATGAAGTTAAATCTGAGTTAAAAAAGTTTGCTGCTGATAAGAAAAATAGCTTAGGAGATGTTAGAGCTAAGGCTATGGAATTAATGCAAAACCATGAGATATTCCAAAAGCAACCTGATCAAATTCAACAAGAATTAATAAGCTCCTTTGATAGAACTTTAGGAACTCAAGCTAACCCTAATGTACAAAAGCAAATCAGCGAAATAAGAAATGATATTAAACAACGAAAAGCAGGAGCAAAAAATCTTAAAGCTGCCCAAACTAAAGTGAAGAATTTTATTCGTAGAACCCTTCCTGCATCTAAAACCTACACCCAAGCTCAAATTAACAAGTTAGTAAGTTTAGTAAGTAATAGTACAGAAACCAACTTCCAACAACAAAGCGAAAAAGTATTACAGATTGTAGATCAAGAGCGTGCTAAGATGAAGAAAGGAGCTCTTAAAAAGATTCTTGATTTAGTAAAAGCGAAAGCTAAAAAACGAAGATTAGGAAGTAAAAAAGTTAGAAGTAAAGGTCTGGACGCAGAAGGTCAAGGGTTTTTTGCAGCTGTAAAACCTATATTAGAAGCGGCTATAAAACAAGACGCAGATACGCTGGCGGCAATTAAAAACAGATTAGATGAAAACGAATCGGTTATTGATGAGGCGTTACAGAAAGAGTTAAGAGGAGAAAAGCTGACGGCTAATGAACAGAAGCTGTTAGACGAGGCATTTGCGTATGATACTTTTGCAGAAGTAAGTGCCATGCAAGTAGAAGATGTTGAAGTGTTACTTCAGGGATTAAAGGATGTGAGAACAGAATCTATTAAGAGGTTATCCAGCAGACGATTGGCCAGAGCTAAAGCTAACGAAAGAATGACATCTCAAGCTGATAAACAAATCCAAGAGGACTATGGAATATTATATAATGAAGACGGAACTCTTAAGTCAGAAAATCAACTGCGGAATGAGAAGAATGAAATATGGAACAATTTCAAAAAATTAAAGATATGGTCGGGAATAAAACAATGGGCGGCTCGAACAGACTTCACTTCCACCACAGGAATCTTTGATTGGTTTAGAAACCGTTTATTTCATTTAGGCACTCTTACTAATATATTAGACAGAACCCATAAAAAAAACACCTTCTTTAGAGATAGCATCTACCGTCCTTTAAATCGGATGAATGAAAAAGCCGTAGGAGGACATCAATCGGAACGAACGAAGTTAGACGCTCTGGCTAATACTATTGAGGGTGTAACCCGGGGGGTAAGACAAATTGTAGGAAATTTAGCTACAGGAGTTCATCATCTTACAGGAATGCCTAAAGCCCTTTCAGGGCCTTATAATGCTGATCAATTATTAAGAATATACGCTTTAAGTAAAAACGATATACAGAGAGCGAAGTTAGAAAAAATGGGAATTGGCCCTACCCAGCTCGCGCAAATTGAAGGGATTGTTGGGCCAGAGGCCGTGCAATTCGCAGATAAAGTAGTAGATTATTTAAGTAATACCTACTTTGACAGTGTTAATTCCGTATACTCACAAACCAATGATGTAAATTTAGGATATGTACCCAACTACTTCCCCACAAAAACCGCCCAGACTAATGTGGATGGAAAACTATTAGAAGATGGAAATTTTAACGGTATATTTAATGAAGAAACCGCGCCTGCTCTTAAAGAAAGAATAGATAGGACAGGAGAGATTGATTTAAAAGGAAACTTTATCGAGGTATTAGATAACCATTTTCAGTCGATGGAGAAATATAAGGCCTTTGCAGAGGGAGTAAAAAAACTAAACTCTTTATTTAAAATAAAATCTGTTAACACTTTAGTAGAACAAACAGGATTAAAGTCTGCTATCAAAACAGCTATAAATTTTGTTGTTAATCCTAATTCTGGCCCTCAGATTCCACCAACTCTAATCAATAGAGCTATGAGTAAATTTACATCCTATGCTTTAGCTTTTAAATTGATTCAAATCCCTAAACAAGCGTCTTCTTTTATTACAGCTTTTGAGAACTATAGTTTTAGAGGAGAAGGAAAACCATATATCCCAGGTATGGATACTCTTGGGTTTATGATGGACACCGCTTATTTAATCGCCACCCTCCCTATGCAAATTAAAAAAGCTTACGGGATATCTGCGGAATTTAGAAATAGAATAAAACAAGGATTAGAAGGGGATATTTACGGATTAGCATCTGGAGCAAAAACATTTAAACCTGTGCGAAAAGGGTCAGGTTTCTGGGCTAAAGCCGTCCAAGCACTAAGAACTGGCGCTGCGGCCCCAACTATATTAGGTGATATATTAGGGGTAATGGGGTATATGATTAATTACAATCGAAACATTGCTAACGGCATGAGTAAAGCAGAAGCATTAGAAGCCTTCAACGATTACAATGCGACTCAGCAAACCAGAAGAGGAACAGAAAAAATTCCTTTACAAATGGATCAACATGCTATAAGCCGTTCTTTTACTATGTTTGGAAGCACTCTTTTTCTACAACTTAATAAAGTTTCCTCTACTTTTACTAATGTGATGAGGGCACTAAAAGACGGGAAACCCCCCAGGACACAAGATCTTAGAGGGTTTATACTAAATTATTCAGCAGCCAATATGATGTTTATGGGAATTGCTAATATCGCTAAGTTTATTGAGGGAGAGGATGAGGATAGAGAAGACGCATTAGACGCCGTGCGAGACGCAGGATTAGGACTTAATATTATTTATCAAATTCCGTTATTAGGGGCGGCAGTAGAGACTATGGTTAACAAAGCGACGGACTCGAGAAAACCTGTGAGTGATGTAGTAAATCCTTATATCAATGTGTTTAGAAAAATTAGTAAGGGAATTGACGACAAGAGCGTGTTTAGAGTCATCCAGCCGTTTATTGAGTTAGTGTTGGGAGCCCAAATGGATCCTTTTATTGCGCTCTATAACGGCCTAAGTGGTGATGATATTATATCCGATAAAGAGGGTTTTGATGAGAGTAATGTGTATGATATATTAGGAATCAGTAAGTCATACCGACCAAAAGAACATATACAAAAACCTCCTACTGCGCAAGAAATGAAAATATACAAGAAAGAAAACCCTGAGCTTTATTTACAATTACTTGAGCTTTACCCTCCTGAGGATAAAAAAACAGAGAGCATGAAGCAGCGAGAGAAAAATCTCAAGAAAGAAAACCCTGAACTTTATTTACAATTAAAAGAGCAAGGAACCCTTAAAGAACACTTAAGAAAAAAACGCAAGAAAGACGAAAAAGAATGGGAAATATTTTAAGATGAACCACTTTGATGAAGCTTCTTGCATGAACTACAGCTACCAACTTCTTACTGGTAGAAAAACTATGGAAGACTTACTTGATGAGACAGACAATCTTATGATTATTTTTAATCCTGAACGCCCTCATGTGGTGATGATAGAAGATGTTTACGATGTGCTTATTGAGTATTTTATAACAACTGAAGAGTATGAAAAATGCGCCGAACTAAAGGTGATTAAAGAACAGTCTCTTCTTCCGTAGTGTTAGAATTAATTTCTTTTTCTATCTCTGCTAATAACTGGGTAGCCGTATAAATAGGCAATTTATGACTATAATTTTTATATATCTGAGTAAAATTGTTAGCTTTCTTATCCCAGGTCCAAAATGTATTGACCTTTCTTTTAGCATTGTGTCGTAATACCCACTTTATTGTTTTATAGTTCATCTTCGGTTTTGATTTGGTCTTCATGGTTTCTATTTCGGTTATACTGATCTACTAAGAAATTTTTATCGTAGTTTTTGCGCTCCGCTTCTAATTTGTAGTATAAAAAAGATTGAAAGCCGCTTACATGAGAGTCTGTAGGGAAAAAATACTTCCAACCCTTGGATTTTCCTTTAACAATGTAATAACAAAACGCCACCCCTATTTTACCCGTGGATTTTCTAAAGTTGATTACGGCCGTATGGTCTGAGGTGGGTATTATTTCATCTACCGAAAAAGATTCATTATTCCCATTACCTACTCTATCTGTATACGAGAAACGTGTAGCAATTGTTTCACTAAACACTCTTAATTCTTTAGCTATTATTTTTTGCATGGCCAGATCACTACTATTTTTTTCATAACTTCATTAAACAATTAATAGCTGTATGTCCTCCTAAAATTACCGCGCATCCTATTGCTTGTTTCTTAAAATGGCGGGCGTAGGCCGCCCCATAGGTGGTGCAGTCGATTCCACATCCTACCTGCATTCCAAAGACCCTAAAATTCCTACCCACCAACCACTCACAGTACGCCTGGGTATGGATATGGCCCTGAACGGTTGACATCATATCGTTTTTTGCTTTAGTCCTCGCAGTGCCTCCTTCTCCATGCACATATTGCACATTATCATATACCACTCTTTCTGTCCAGTTCCAGCTCGTTCCTAATACTTCATTGTAAGATTTTATCCATTGGCTGGGGATATCCGAAGTTTGAGCCTTCCTCATAATCATACGGTCATGATTTCCGATTACCACATCGGCGACCGGGAATGCTTTACACCACTTTTTAATACCTTCTGCCGCTTTTTCTAATTCATCAGCCCCACCCAAACCATCTGCCGAAGTTTCATGGTATGAACTGTAATGATTATCCAGTAAATCCCCAATAAATATGACTTGATTACAATTATATTTGGCATAGGTTTGAATAGCGAACTGATGATATCCTTTTAACTCGAAAGGGCAATGTAAATCTCCCACCACTAAAATCCTTCTCTCGTCTGCGGTAATATGCTCATAGGCAACGCGTCTATTACCGCTTAAACGAGGCCGTGTCTCTGTGTTAGATTTCATCTGAAAGTGATTGAATTAAATCGGCTAATACTTTTATTAGCTCTTGTGCTTTTTTCTTAGCATGTCTCTTTCCATTAAAGCCTCGTAGAGTTCGTCTCCAAAGTCATGAACGCTCCGACATACAAAATTAATATGAGCAATAGAGCGGGTATCTTCTTTTTTTATGGGTGACATTTTACGCACATAGTATACAGACAAAATTAACATTTTGCTCGCTAATACAACACTCCTTACGCAAAAGTTATGAGCACGGATATTAACAGTCAGTAGAATGGGTAAAAACTAAATCTAAATTCATTAAATCTAAATACTCATCCATAGGAACTAACTGAAGATCCGACAGGATAGGGTCGTATTCGTCTGGCTGTATTACTTCTATTGCGAAAGTGACAGGGTGATTATCCTTA